GCCGCGGGCTTCAACCCCGACGGGTCGGTCAACGGTGCGGGCGTGCAGCGCCGGGTCATCCTGGCGGGCCACTCTTCGGCGCTCACCTTCGCCGCGCAGATCACCAAGACCGAGAGCCTGCAGAACCCGAACGACTTCGGTCAGCTGGTGCGCGGCCTGAACGTCTACGGCAAGAAGATGATCAAGCCCGAAAGCTGGGTGATGGCGCTGGTCAAGAACTAGCCCCGCCGCTTCGCTGGACAGGTGCGCCGGGGTGGCCGACAACACCCCGGCGTTCTTGCATGTGAGACCTCAATGGCCGTCACCGCACAGACCATCCTGACCCGGGTGCGCACGCAGCTGATCGACGAACAGCCGACCAAGCGCTGGACGGACGATGAGCTTCTGCGATGGCTGTCGGATGGTCAGCGCACCCTGGTGGCGATGAACCCGTCGCTGGGCATGCAGATGGTGTCGATCCCGACGCAGCCGGGGACGCTACAGGTCCTGCCGCCCGGCGCGTTCATGCTGCTCGACATCCAGCGCAACATGTACCTGAACGACGATGGGGTCACCTTCACGCCGGGGCGCGTGGTCACCATCGTGAGCCGGGAGAACCTCGATCGGACGGACCCGAACTGGCACACGTCGCGCCGATCGGACATCACCCACCACTTCATCTACGACGCCAACCAGCCGCTGATCTATTTCGTCTGGCCGCCGTCGACGGGGGTCAACTACCTCGACACCAACCTCGCGATCACCCCGGTCGACTTCGACAGCCTCGACGACCCGATGATCGTCGAGGAGCTCTACCAGACCGCGCTGTTCGACTACGTGATGTTCCGCGCCCACCAGAAGGACACCGACTACTCGGCGGGCAACGAGAAGGCCGCCACCTACCTGCAGCTGTTCCAGATGTTCGCATCCGGCCATCAGGCTGGGAAGGACGCGCAGACCCCGAACAAGGGTCCGCCTGACGTCGGGCAGGGGGCCACATCATGACCGCCATCGTCGACCTGATGCCGATGATCCTGCCGTTCGTGCGGGACTGCTCGACCCCGGCCGCGACTGTCGCCGCGCGCTACGCCTGCATCGAGTTCTACAAGAACAGCCTGTGGCAGCAGGAGATGCTGGAGCCGGTCGACCTGATCCCTGGCGTCGGCGTCTACGAGCTTGAGGTGCCGCCGAACACCGTGCCCGCCGCGGTGATGCGCGTGAAGATCGACGGCATCAACAAGCCGCTGGAGTTCGCCACCAAGGACCGCCTCGACCAGCTGTACCGGTTTCAGGACTGGACCACCCTGGTCGGCAACCCGCGCTACTGCACCCAGGTAGACGACGACAGCATCGTGCTCGTGCCCGCGCCGGACGACGTGATCGCCCAGCCGAAGGCGATGAAGCTGCTGGTCGCGGTGCAGCCGACGCCAGACGCCGTCGAGATCGACGACAGCGTGTTCAACTACTACTCCGAGGCGCTCGCTTATGGGGCTCGAGCCCGGCTGATGGAGACCGCGGGCCAGCCCTACTACGACCCCCAGGCCGCGCCGTTCTGCTGGTCGAAGTTCTACGCGGGCGTCAGCGAGGCCAAGGCGCGGCGGATGCGGGAGCACACCCGGGCTGTGCAGTCCGTGCAGATGAGGCCCTGGGTATGAGCCGCATCCACCTCGTCTCCGGCGACACCCGCCCCCAGGTCTACGTCCAGCTGCGCCAGCCGGACGACTTGCTCGATGTGTCGACGGCGACCGTGCGCCTCAAGTTCAAGCCCTGGACCGACGACGTGGTGCTGTTTCAGGTCGACGGCGAGCTTCTGCCCGGCACCCTGCAGGACGACCTCGTGCAGGCCGACCTGACGCAGTACCCGGTGGCGGGCAGCGGCGGCCGCGTGCGGTTCTCCTTCGTGCAGGGGAGCCTGACGCTTCCGGCCGGTCGCTACCTCGGTGAGATCGAGGTCGACTACGGCGGCGTGGGCAACGTCTTCACCCTCTTCAACCGGCTGCAGTTTCAGCTGAGGGACGAGTTCTGATGGACTGGTCCGATGGCACCATCGCCATCGTCCAGGGTGTCGACCTAGAGGTCTCGGTCTGGGTCGACTACCTCGCGCCGCCACGCTGGGCCGACAGCGTGACGATGTTCGACGACGCCTTCGTGTCGCCGGTGACCTTCTTCGGACTGGCCGACCTCGTGCTGGTGGCCGAGAGCCTGACGTTCTCGCCGGTGACGATCCTGCAGCTGGACGACCTGATCACCATCCTCGATGCGGTGGCGACCGCGGCGACCCTGAACCTCGCCGTCGATGACAGTGTGACGACGGACGACGGCTACCCGCTGATCTATCCGCTCGGGGGGGCTACCTTGGCGCTGCCGCTGGCCGACGTCGTGCTGGTGACGGATGTCGTCGCCTACGTGAAGACCACCACGCTGGCGCTCGCCGATAGCGTCACGATGGGCGACGGGCCGGTCTACGTCGCCTTCCCTGTGCCCCTGGCCCTTGCCGACAATGTGACGATGGCCGACGCCCTGGCCAACGGACCCTCGCCGCTTTTTGACGACGTCGTCACAATCAGCGAGAGCGTCACGCTGCTGCCGCCGACGATGGACTTCCTGATCGTCGGCGGGGGTGGCGGCGGCGGCGCGGGCGCGAACGCGGGCGGAGGCGGCGGAGGCGGGGCCGTCATCCTGGCCACGGTGCCTGTCTTCCCCGGGTCCTACGCGGTCACCATCGGCGGCGGCGGCCTGGGCGGGGCTATGTCGACGCTCGGCAACAGCGGCGACACCACGACCTTCGCCACCTTCGGCACGGCGATCGGCGGCGGTGGCGGCGCGGGCGGCGCGGCGGGTACGGCCGGACGAGACGGAGGCTCGGGCGGCGGAGCCGTGGCAGGCGGCCTCGGGGGGCACGGGACGGCGGGTCAGGGGTTCGACGGCGGTAAGGGTAGCACGACCGGCCAGATGGGCGGTGGCGGCGGCGGTGCGGGCGTCAGCGGCTCGCTGGCCAACAGCGTGCAGGCCGGGCCGGGCGGCAACGGCAAGTACACCGACATCTCCGGGGCGATCGACTACTACGGTGGGGGCGGCGGCGGGTCGGCGGTGAGCTCAACCTCCTCCGGCGACGGCGCGATCCACGCGGGCAACGGGGCCTCCGTAGGCGGCCGTGCAGCGGGCGCTGGTGCAAATGGCTTCGGGGCTGGCGGCGGGGGCGGCACGCCCAGCCAGAACGCCGGGAATGGCGGCTCCGGCGTGGTCATCATCAGCTACATCAACAACGCCATGCAGGGCGCGGGCGGGGTCATCACCCACGTCGGCGGCAAGACGATCCACACCTTCCTCGCCAGCGGGACCTTCTTCATCTCGACGCCGCTGCCGCTGGTGAACCCGCTCGACCCTGTGGTCATCACCGATGTCCTGACGACCTCGATCACGATGAACCTTTCCTTTGCCGATGCAGTCGCCACGAGCGAGGCGATCGTCGACGTGCTGACCCGGCCGCTCGCCGACGCCGTGACGATGACCGAAAGCCTCGCTTACACCCGCATCATCGTGCTGGCGCTGGCGGACAACTGCACGATGGGAGACAGCGTCTTCGCCGCGCTGCCGATCCCGCTGGCGTTGGGTGATAGCGTCACCATGACTGAGGTGATCGACGCCCGTCCAGCCCTGATCCTGGCCCCGACCGATACTGTGACGATGGCGGATAGCGCCACGGCCCAATCAGGGTTCTCCGCCGACTATCTGGTCGTCGCGGGCGGCGGCGGCGGTGGCAACTCCAACACTTCGGCGGCCGCGGGCGGCGGCGGTGGCGGTGGCCTGCTTGCGGGTACGAAGGTTTTCCTGGGCGGCAACTATACCGTCTCCGTTGGAGCCGGAGGTGCGGGCGGAAATTCCGCGCAGCAGAACGTCGGCTTCAACGGCGGCGACGGCAACATCGGCGTGCTCGGCGTGATGGGCGGCGGGGGTGGCGGCGGTGGGACGTCCCAGGACGTCGCCGGTCAGGCTGGCGGCTCCGGGGGCGGAAGCTCCAACTTCTCCGGTAAGGCAGGTGGGACCGGCGTCGCTGGGCAAGGGTTTGCAGGCGGGACCTCTAACATCAGCGCCCCGTCGGGTGGTGGCGGTGCTGGGGGTGCCGGTGCTGGGGGCGGTGCGAGTGCTGGCGGCGCTGGCGTCGCGAACTCGATCAGCGGCGCGAGCGTCACCTACGCGTCAGGCGGCAGCGGCGGTGGCGGCGCGGGGTCATCCACGCCAGGGAGTGGCGATGGTGGTGTAAGCGGCAATGCCGGGAACAACCCACGCACGGCCAAGACCGGCATCGCGATGATCCGCTACCCCGGCGCTCAGGTCCTTACCGGGGGCACAGTCACCACGGTTGGCAGCGACACGCTCCACACCTTCTCGGCGGGCGGGAGTTTGACCGTGCCAGGGGGACCGGTTGATGGTCTGGCCCTGACGGTCCTAAACCCGGAGGACTGCGGCCCCAACACGGTTATCTCGAACGGCGGCCTGCGCTTTGCCCACAGCGTCATCAGTCAATGGCGAGGTGCGCGAGCCTCGTTGCCAAGGACGACGGGCAAGTACTATTTCGAGGCGACGGAGACTGGCGGGTCTGCCGGTAATCAGTTCCTGGGGATGACCGATGGCCAAGCCTTCATTGGAACCTCTGCGGCTCAGTCCGACGCCAAGAGCTTCGGACAGGCCAGTTCCGGTCTGATCTTCAACGCCGGTAGCAACCTTGGAGGGTCCGCAGGCTTCCTCAACGGCACCTGTCGCGTGGCGGTCGATCTCGATGCACGCCTGTTCTGGGTGTCGGCGGTCGGTCAGAACTGGAATAACAGCGGTACGGCGGACCCGGCGACCGGTGTTGGCGGGATCGCGTTCCCGGCCGGAATGCCGTCCGGTTCGCGCTGCTACCCGACGGTCTCCATGTGGAACCAAGGCAGCACATTCGACGTCAACTTCGGCGCTGCCGCGTTCCTCGGCGTCGTGCCTTCCGGCTTCAAACCTTGGAACGGGCCTTGGGGCGTTGGTCCCAACGACACCGTCACCATGAGTGATGCAGCGGGCTTGGTGCAGGCCCCCGTCTACAGCGACAGCGTCACCATGAGTGACGCTGTAACCCTTGTGGGTCCTGGCGTTGCGCTCAACTACCTGATCCAGGCGGGCGGTGGCGGCGGTGGCGGCGGTAGCGCGGGCGGCTTCTACGGCGGCGGCGGTGGGGCTGGCGGCCTGCTGCAGGGCATGATCCCCACCGCGCTGGGAGCGTTCTCAGTCGTGGTCGGCACAGGTGGCGCTCCCGGGGCTGCTGTGGGCGACAACAACGGCGGCCAGGGCAACAACAGTTCGTTCCAGGGCGTCCTTGCACATGGCGGTGGGGCTGGCGGCGGACGATCCCACAACGGCGTCGCCGGAGGATGCGGTGGTGGTGCTGGGTCCAATGCAGGTGGATCAACAGTCGGGGGTGCGGGCACCGCAGGAGAAGGCTTTGGGGGCGGTAGCGGAGCGCGGGATAGCAATTGGAACTGCTGCGGCGGCAGTACGGCGTTCCCTGGCGTGATCCTTGGCACCTACCCGGTCGGTACTTTCAGTTCGATCACCGGCACGTCCTTGGAATACGGCCCCTCCAAATCGAACCGATCGAACGATGGCGGTGGAGGCTATGGCGGCGGCAACTCGGGTGACGGCCAACCCGGGGTGGCTGGCGTCGTCATCGTCAGCTACCTGACCGGCTCCATGACCGCGACGGGCGGCACCATCACCACGTCAGGCGGCAACACCATCCACACCTTCACCGCCAATGGCACATTCACGAGGACTGCTTGAACCCCACCCCCTCAACAGGTAGCGTCGCGCCGACGCTCGAACACGGAGCCAACTCATGTATTCGCCGTCCAAGCTCGATGATCTGCTGGTGATGCGAGGCGAAGTTCACTTCGTCCTGACCGATGTCGACGGCAAGGTGAAGGACGACTTCACCATTGAGAACCTCGTCACGACCGTCGGCAAGGGCGTCATCGCCAACCGGATGCAGGCGGCTCCGACCATCAACCAGATGAGCCACGCCGCGGTCGGCACCAGCGGCACCGCCCCCACCGTCGGCGACACCACGCTCGCCGCCGAGGTTGGCGGCTCGCGTACCGCGCTGACCTCGACCACCGTCGCCGCCGCCGTGATCACCTACGCCGCGACGCTTGGCCCCGGCGTCGGCACCGGCACCCTGCTGGAGGCCGGACTGTTCAACGCGTCGTCGGCGGGCTCGATGCTGGCGCGCACCACCTTCGCCTCCATCACGAAAGCCGCTGGCGACACCCTCAACATCACGTGGACTGTCACCGTCGGGTAGGACATGCCCGGACCGCTATTCACCAACAACGCAAGCGCGACGCTGGCGGGTAGCTACACAGCGACCGCGACTGCCATCACCCTGACCGCAGGCCAGGGAGCCCTGTTCCCCGCGCCCGGCGCGGGCGAATGGTTCATGGCGACGGTCGTCGACAACCTGAACAACATCGAGATCATCAAATGCACCGCCAGGACCTCGGACACCCTGACGGTGCTGCGCGGTCAGGAGGGCACGCCCGCCCGGCCGTTCGGGGCCGGTGAGAAACTCGAGAACCGCCTGACGGCGGGCGCGCTGCACGACATCAAGACCGGCGTGCTTGACCCGGCCCAGGTCCCCAACGGGTTCATCACCGGCCCGATGCTGGCCCCGCTGTCGATCACCCAGGGCAAGCTGGCCGACGGCTGCGTCACCACCCCGAAAATCCTCGACGGCAACGTCACAGCGTCGAAGCTCGCCGCGGGCGCGGCGCTGTCGAACCTGGGCTACACCCCGATCCAGCAAGGCGGCGGTGTAGCCCAGACGACCGACAAGGTGTTCATCGGCTGGTCGGCGGCGAACATGCTGCGGCTGACGGTCGGGTCGACGGACCTGGGCTTCATCCTCAACAAGGTCGACGACGGCAGCGTCGGGTCGGCGGGCTACCGCGCCCTGCCGATCAACGACCAGAACGCCAACTACACGCTGGGCCTCGTCGACCAGGGCGGCAGCGTGGTCCACACCACAGGGAGCCACGCCTATGTGGTGCCCCCAGACAGCGTGCCGCTCAATCGCGGGACGATCATCCACATCGTCAACCGCGGCGGCACGCTGAACATCAACCCTTACCCGGGCGTCACCCTGACCTACGTGCCGGGCGGCGCGACGGGCGGCCGCATCCTGGCCGCGCCCGGCGTCGCCACCGTCGAGAAGCTCGATCCGAGCAACTGGATCATCTACGGCGCGGGGCTGACATGACCGGCGCGGCGATGGCCGCAGCAGGGTCGGCCACCTCGTCCCTGGTGATTGCACCGGCTCCGCCCCCGCCCTCAGGGGGTGGTGGCGGCACCGATCCCGGTGGTGGAGGCGGGACCCCGCCACCGGACCCGGGCGGTGGCGGCGGGACCATGACGGTCGCCGTCAGCCCGGGAGACACCCACGGGTTCTGGGACGCCGAGGTCCACCAGGGCATCTGCGACCCGGTGTCGGCGATCCCGACAGGCGGGGTCATCCCGATCACCTACGCCTGGGAGTGGGTCTCCGGTGCGGTCTTCTCCATCACGCCCACCACGATCGCCAAGGACGTGACCTTCACCTTCACCGGGGCGACGCCCCGGGCGGGCGTGTACAAGGTGACTGCGACCGACAAGAATGGCTTGAAGGCGCAGGGTAGCGTGAACGTCTACGCCAACCAGTAGGAGACGACCGATGAAGTTTGAAGACGTGATGTCGAAGATCGAAGGCGCGCACTCCGTGGGCGGCCAGATGATCGTCAACAAGGGTGGCGTGAACATCCTTGTCGGCAAGCAGGTCCAGGGCATGCTGATCGTCGAGGACACCGACGAGGCCCGGCTCATCGTGTTCGAGGCGACCGGCGTCGCGATCGGCGCGGCGGGCGAGGACGACGACGACCCGGAACCCAAGACCCACCACGTCGAACACCACGACGAGGTGAAGACCAAGGACGCCAAGAAGTAGGCGATGACGTCGATCAGGGTCCTCGGGTTCGACGGCCTGATCCCGAAGCTGTCCCCCTCACTCCTGGGGGAGAACTTCGCTCAGGTCGCCTCGAACGTGAAGCTCTACAGTAAGGAGCTTCGGTTCTGGCGGGGACCCCTGCTGGCCTATGCGCCGCCGCCTGCCGCCTACAAGACGCTCTACCGGCTGTTCAACTCCGCGGGCGCGAGCGTCTTCCTGCTCTGGCTGACCGAGGTCGACGTGGCCGTGAGCCCGGTCGCCGACACCACCGAGAGCCGCATCTACTACACCGGCGACGGGACGCCGAAGAAGACCAACTACGCGATGGCGACCAGCGGCGCGGAGCCCTATCCCAGCGCGTCGACCGGCTTCATGGAGATGGGGGTGCCCGCCCCGCTCACCGCCCCCACCCTGGCGTTGACCCCGGACGGCACCGGCACGGTGGAGACGCGTGCCTACGTCTACACCTACGTCTCCCACTTCGGCTCGGTGTCGGCGGAGAGCGCGCCCTCGCCCGCCGCCTCGATCGACGTCAAGCCGACCGGCGCGACCGTCACCGTGTCCGGGTTCGCAGCCCCTCCGGCCGGGTACAACATCACCAGCCGCCGCATCTACCGCACCGTCGTCGGCGCGAGCACGGTCACCTACCAGTTCGTCGAGGAGGTCATCCTCGCCACCGCCAGCTACCCCGACAGCAAGACGGTCGCCCAGCTGGGCGAGGTGCTCGGCACCATCGGCTGGCTCCCGCCGCCCGCGGCCCTGGCCGGTCTGGTCTCCCTGCCGGGCGGCGCGCTGGCGGGGTTCGTCGGCAACACGGTCTACTTCTCCGAGCCGTATCACCCGCACGCGTGGCCGCTGAAATACGCCATCACCCTGCCGGTGAACAAGATCGTCGGCCTGGGCGTGGTCGGCTCATCCGTGGCGGTGATGAGCGACACCCAACCGTTCTTCATCCACGGCGGCGACCCGGGCTCGATGTACACCGAGAAGGTCCCGCTGCAGGAGCCGTGCGTCGCCAAGGCGACCATCGCCGCCGACGAGGACGGCGTGGTCTACGCCAGCCCCAACGGTCTGGTCCTGCTGTCCGCGCAGACCCGCGGCCTCGTGACCAACACCCTGTTCACCTACGACGAGTGGCGGCCGCTGGTGCCCGCGACCATGAAGTCGGTGGTGATGGAGGGGCGCTACTTCGGGGTGTTCCCCAACGAGACACCGTCGCGCTGCCTGATCCTCAGCCGCGGCGACCCGCCCGCGCTCAGCTACATGAACATGCCCGCGCTCTGCATGCACGTCGACGCCCGCAACGCGTTCCTGTTCTACGTCGATGACCACGATAACTTCGTCTACCAGCTGGACGCCGACGACGAGACCCCGATGAACTACGAGTGGCGGTCGAAGCGCTGGTTCGTCGACCAAGCCCAGACGTTCAGCCTGCTGCGGCTGGACGCCGACTTCGGGCAGGTGCTGAGCGCCGAGGCGTTCCAGGCGGCCTATGACGCCGCTGTGGCGTGGAACACCGCCCACTTCCCCGGCCCGCTGATGGGCGCGATGAACGAGGTCCCGATCAACACCTGGGACGTCAACGGCTCCATCCTGCTGAACCTGCCCCGGCGCGCGTCGTCGAGGACCGTGCAGGTGGTCATCTACGGCGACGACCACAACGTGGTGGCCAACCTGACGCCCTACACCTTGGACCCGATCCGGGTGCCGCCGTTCAAATGCCGCCAGCTTGAGCTTGCCATCCTCGGCAACATCAACGTGCGATCGCTGCATCTGGCGACCACGATCGAGGAGCTCAAGTCGTCATGAGCGCGCCACTCCCCGATGTCCCGCCTGTCGCGCCGCCCGCGCTCTACACCTTGCTGCAGGCCATGCGGAAGGAACTGCTGGCGCTGCGCGAGCAGCTGGACGCGCTGCTGGCGAAGGAAGCCAGCGAGCCGTGAGCAGCTGGGAGGTCGTCTCCGACGCCGACGCGGGCTACGCGTTCATCACCCGCTACTACGACATCGGCCGGACGCAGCAGTTCCGCGCCATCTGCAACAAGCGTGACGGGGAGATCGTGGCGGCGGTCGGCTACGACGAGTGCAACGGGTCCAACATCTTCTGCCACATCGCCTCGGACGGGTCGAAGCGCTGGATGACCCGCCACTACCTGCATGAGATTTTCAAGTTCCCGTTCGTCACCATCGGCTGCGAGCGCATCACCTTGTGGATTGACGCGGCCAACATCCCGAGCCTCGTCTTCGTGACCAATCTAGGCTTCCGCCGTGAGGCGGTGCTAGAGAAGGCAGGCCGAGACGGCCACGACGTGCTGATCTACCGGATGTTCCGGCGGGAGTGCCGCTATGCTTGAGCGCTACTACTGCAAGAAGGACACCAAGGGCTCCTACGATCCTGAGGTCGGAGCCGCCGCCGCCGCCAATACCGCCCTCGCTCAGAAATCCGAAGCCTGGAACGAGGACTTCTACGCCCAGCACGTCGCCCCTGCCCTCGATCAGATGATGACCGAGAGCAAGACGAACCTCGAACGGCAAGGCCAGCTGTTCGACCTCAACATGTCCCAGGCCAAACTGCAGGACGAGCGCTACCGCACCCTCGGCATCCCCGCCGAGGACGCCTACTACAAGATGGTCAAGGACTACTCCGGTCCCGAGGAGGAGCAGCGGCAGGCCGCGGCGTCGATCGGCGACGTGCGGACGGCGGCGGCCGGTCAGGCGGCTGCTCAGGCGCGCAACATGCGCAGCCTTGGCATCGACCCCACCAGCCCGGCCGCGATGTCGGCGCAAAGCGACGTGGCCGTGCAGAACGCCGCGACCGAAGCCGCAGCGGCTACGCGCGCCCGGTCGGCCGCGAAGGCGCTGGGGATGTCGCTGACCAGCGACGCCGCCAACTTCGGGCGCGGCGGCCAGTCCGGCATCCTACAGTTCGGCAGCGCGGCGGGCGGCGCATCGAGTGCGGGCCTGAGCGGCGCGACCGGCGCGGCGGCGACAGCGCCGGGTGGCGCGGCCAACGTGAACACCGGTCTAGGCATCGCCGCGAAGGCGTACGGCTCGAACCTCGACGCCTACTCCTCCCTCGACAAGACCTCGATCGAGCATGCGGGTGACGCGGCGGCGGGCCTTGGCTCACTCGTCGGGCAGCTGGGGGCGGCGGCTCTCGGCAGGCCGTCCGATCGTCGCATCAAGAAGCACGCCAAGCAGATCGCCACCCTGGCGCACGGCATCGGGCTCTGGCTGTTCCGCTACATCTGGGACCCCGACGACGCGCCGCTGCGTCGCGGGTACATGGCTGATGAAGTCGAGCCGTTCTTCCCGAACGCGGTCCTTGTCGGACCCGGTGGCTACAAGCTGGTCGACTACAACAAGGTCCTCATCTGATGGCCGGGTTTCTCACAAACCTGGGCTACGCAGCGGGTGGCGTGGCGAAAGGCATCCAGGCCGAAAGCGAAATTCGTGCGCGGCAGGCCGAGACTGACGCCCAAACCCTAAAGAACACGCAAGCTCAGGATCAGGCCGACCGCGAGGACTTGGCCGCCCAGATCGCCAACGCACCTCCGGGGGCAAACGTCTCTGACATCGCCGCGGCTCACGCGCAGAAGGTGGCCGGGCGTAACGCCGTCAACAACATGTCGCCTATGGATCGCCTGAGCGCGATCTTCCATCCCGGCATGCGCGACAATATCGCCGCGGCGGCGGGCGTCCCGGGTGGTCCGCCGACCCCGCCCGCTAGGGTCGGCATCACCGGCGCGACGCCGGTCGGTGCGGATATGCAGCCGCCTGACGGCACGACGCCGATCCCGCTGCAGACGGCCCCGACCAGCCTGGGGATCACTCCTCCTACGACGGAGCCCCCTGCCGCCCCTGCCGCCCCTGCCGCCCCTGCCGCCCCTGCCGCGCCGAGCCCCGCCGCGGCTGCAGCCGGTGCGCCTGCGGGTCCGGCCACACCCCCTGGGCATCCCGGTGCCGAGGCCGCCGCATCGTCAGGTCTGCCGTCCGACTTCCACGAGCCGTCCCGTAAGGACGGCTACCCCGCGTCGACAGCGCCGGGTGGGTCCAACACGCGCGTCGGTCGGGCCAGGGACACGAGCGAGGAGCAGCAGTACCTGCGGCAGGCGCAAATCTACAACGCCCAGCGCAACTACCCCGCCGCGATGGAGGCCACCCAGAAGGCGGCGCAGGCCCACGTCAACGGCACCATCAAGGACCTGCAGTTCGCCTCGCCTGCCGAGATGAGCAACGTGCTGACTGAGGCGTCGGGTGCGCCGCGCGAGGTGAAGGAGATCAACGGCGAGTACGGGATTTTCGACCACAACGGAAAGCTGATCGACAAGTACCCGTCCCGGCTGGCGCTGATGGCCGGGGCTAAGACGGCGATGGACAGCGATCCCACAGCTGGGATCACGCTGGCGATGAACGTCCAGAAGGAGGCCCGCGAGCAGCTGACGGCGTCGTCGAACATCCAGCGGGCGGCGGCCGAGAGCACCATGCTGACGTCCCAGGCCAAGGAGCTCGACGCCCGCAACAAGCGCGAGGGGATCAAGTCGGCGCACGAGGACATCGACTGGCAGCGCGCCTACGACACCGACAAGTTCCTGGCGAACCCCGACAACCGGGTGCTGCACCCTGCCGAGTGGGCGGCTGCGGCGCAGTATCAGGTGCAGCTGCATCCGCACCTGATGACCTCGACCCAGAGCTACGACGAGAAGAACGGGGTCGCCCTGCGGACGCCGGTCAACATGGCCGATCAGATGGGCGACCAGTACCAAGCTGCGATCGCCAAGGACAAGCTGGTTCAGGCCAACAAGATCGCGGTCGCGCCGATCAACGGGGTGCCGCACTACGCGCTGCAGATGAAGAACGGCAAGGTCATGTCGTTCGACAAGTTCGACGAGGCGGCTCAGGCCGGACGTGCGGAGTACCCCGAGATTTACGGCCACGCGGCTCCGGCTGCGGGGGCTCCAGGGGGCAGGGGCGGGAAGGGTGTCCGTGGGATTGGCCTAGGCGGTGGCCCGCCTGCCAAGCCTGCCGCCGCTGCACCTGCTGCACCCGCTGCGCCTGCCGCCGCGCCAAAGCCCGCGGCCCCGGCTGCGCCCGCCAAGCCGCTGACCCAGCCCGAGATCAACGTGAAGACCGCGCAAGGGTACATCTCCGCGCCAGGACGCGCGGCCAAGCATGCCCAGGACCTCGCCCTGCTCCAGCGTTTCGACAGCCGTCCAAAGGGCTCGAGTGCGAGCGGCCTCGACAGCATGGTCGCAGGGGCTGCGCGCTCGCGCGTGGCCGAGTACACCCGACAGCAAGCTGTCATCGCCGCAGGTGGCAAGCCGCAAGCAGGTCGCTAGATGGCGGGGACCCCGGCCAAATTTGACTACGACCCGTTCAACCCGCCTCCGGGTGCGCCCACTCCTGGCTCGATGGTCGACGCCGGTGCTCCGACGAAGTGGAAGGACGCGGGCTTCGACTTCGACCCGTTCAAGAAGGACGAGGAGCCCGCTGGTCCGCCGCCCCCTCCGCCCGGGATCATGTCCAGTGTGAAACGCGGTGTCGGCGGGATCATCTCCGGGATCAGCACGGGGCTGGAAGACGTCGGCCTGCCGACCCAAGGCGTCACCGAGTTCGGTCAGAAACTGGTCGAGGAGAACCCCGCGCAGGTCACCGACGTCGCGGGGGCCTTGAAGGACCCAGGTCAGTTCGCCAAGGAGACGGCGGGCTCGATGGCTCCCCAGATCGGGCTGAACCTGGGCGGCAGCACGATCGGATCGGTGATCGGTGGAGCGCTAGGTGTGGAGGGCGGACCGCCTGGGGTTGCGGCGGGCGCGGCGATCGGCAGTCGGGTCGGCCAGTTCATCCCGGACTTCGGTCAGCAGTACGGCAACATCCGTGAGACCCAGAAGCAGACCGGTGTCGACGATAAGCTAGGGGCCGCGGTGGCCGCGGCGACCGGCGCTGCGATCGACCTGCTGTCACCCGGCGAGATGTTCGCCAGCAAGCTGGCGACGGGCACGCTCAAGAAAGGCGCAGGCGGGATTGTCCGTCAGGTGGCGACCGGCGCGGCGACGGGTGCAGGCGCGATGACCGCCCAGACCGAGCTCGCTCGGGCAGGCGCGCATCAGGACCTGACCGGGCCAGAGGCGCAGAGCGACGCCGCTATCTCGGCGCTGACTGGTGCGGTGGCGGGCGGCACGATCCACGGGGTATCGCATGCGCTGTCGCCGCGTGAAGGCCCGCTCGCCGCCAACGACCAATCCGAGGAGCCGCCGCCTGAGACGCGTGGCCAACTGGCCTTGCCTGCCCCGGACGAACCGCAGCCTCCCGGCGAGCCGCGCCGCCTGGGCGCGCAGAACCCGGACCTGCAGCACATCCTGCACACCGGGATCATGACCACCGAGACCCACGGCAAGTCCGGGCTGGTCTCCCCCGACGGAGCGCTGGGCCTCAATCAGGTCATGCCCGCGACGGGTCGTCAGGTGGCCGCCCGGCTGGGCCTGGACTACAGCGACGACCGGCTGCTGCACGACGACGCCTTCAACACGCAGATCGCCCAGGAGCACCTGAACGAACTGAGCCGCGAGTTCGGCGGCGACAAGTTCCTGGCGGTCACGGCCTACAACGCAGGCGCTGGAAACGTCCGCAGCTGGGTGCGCCGGTTCGGCTACGACCCCGCCAATCCGAAGGCGTTCCTCGATCAGGTCCGCGCCGAGGGCAACCCGCGATCGGCTGACTACCCGGTCAAGGTCATGAAGGCGATGGGGATTGACGACCTCAACGAGGGCGGGATCGCCACGCCGTCCGAAGACGAAGCGCCGCCCCAGTTCGACGACACCATCAAGGGCATCCTGGCGCACATCCGCAGCGAGGCGATGGACCCCGAGACCAAGGAGCCTGCCCCGGTCACCTCGCAGGTCTCGCGGCTGGCGCAGGCGGTGTCCAAGGGTGGCGACGAAGCCCAGGCCGCCCTGACGGCCGAGCGTGAGAAGCTCGACAAGTCGCTGCAGACCCTGGCCGACAAGGAGAAGACCGTCGGCCCGGTCGAGGTCGAGAAGCAGCATCAGGCCCTGGCGAAGCAGGAACGCATCCTAGAGGCGGCCACGGACGCCATGCACCGCGTGGAGCGCCAGCGCGCCACGTCGGACAACACCGAGGTCCTGCCGACAGCCCCGACAGCCCCGACAGCCCCGACAGCCGGGCCGGGCGTCAACCTCATCACCGAGCCGGAGAAAGCGCCGTTCGGGCGGCGGCCGACCATGCCCGGCGAGCCGGACTACAACCCGAACCCCGACCTGCCGCGTGCCGCCGATACGTCCCTCGCCGACCAGCTGCGGATGGAGGAGGCCAACGCCAAGTCCGCCAGGACCCAGGGTGAAGCGCCTGCCGTCGCCGCCGCGCAGTCGGCCGCCGAGCGGGCCGAGCGGGGCCGCGTAATGGGACGCGTGCTGGGCAACGAGGCCGACCACAATCCCCGGCAGTCGTTCCAAGACCACCTGCAGTCCATCGGGCTGTCGCCGGACCTCACCGCCGAGGAAGAGATGCGGCTCCGGTCGGAGGAGAACTTCCGCCGTACCGCGGCTGATCGCGCTGCGACCGACGCACAGCGCGCGGAAGCCGAACGCACCATGCCGCCAGGGGAAACCCAGGACACGACCCTGGGCGTCAAGGAGCGCGTTGAGCCGCAGCCGCAGCCGGAGCCGGTTGCGGCCGCCCAGCCTGCCGCTGCGCCTGTCGAGCCCGCGCCTGCGCCCGCGCCCGCCGAGGCCATTCCGCAGAACATCCGCCAGCGCGCCGAGGCGCACGCCGAGAAGCTTGGGTCGAGCGAGAGCAACTGGTTCCTGCAGGGCGCGCATCAGGCGCTGGGCGACGTGGACACCCCGGTGCCGACCCGGCCTTCGCTCAAGGCGTGGTTCGAGAACGGTCGGAATTTCGTCAAGGAGGAGCAGGCCCATCAGGAGCGCGAGGCCCAGGCCAAAGCGCCCAAGCCCGAAGCCCCGGCGAAGAAGGCCGCGGCCGTCAAGAAGGCTCCGACCAAGAAGGCCGCGCCGCCTGCAGCGGAGAAGGCCAAGGCTGTATCGAAGGCCAAGGCCGCCCCGAAGAAGACGGTCTCGGCCGCCGACATCATGAAGGCCCGGGCCGAGGAGAAGACGCGCTCCGATCGCGACGCGTTCCTCAAGACGGTGGACGACGAGGTCGGCAAGACCATCACCGCCCAGCAGGCGCAGCAGCTGAACATCGCCGAGGAGGCCCAGGAGAACCTCGGCAAGGAGAGCGTCGACAAGTTCTCGGTGAAGGACCTGCACGAGATGCTGGCCCAGGCGCAGTCCGCCCGCGCCGCGGCGACCGGCAAGGGTCCGAAGCTGGCGGTGCGGCGCGAGCAGGAGCGCATCCGCGCCCGCTCCAGCCTACGCCAGCTGCACGCCACCCTGCGCGCCGAGCTCGATAAGATGGGCCTGCACAACGTCCGCCTGATCACCTCGTCGATGGAGGCCCTGGCCGAGCACGGCGGCGATACCGAAGGCGCGTTCCATCCTGGCGGGGACGGGTTCAGCCACGTCATCGAGATCGCCCACAACGCTGAGGACCCGCTCAAGACCCTGAGCCACGAGAGCGTCCACGCGCTACGCGAGATGGGCCTGTTCTCCCCCAAGGAGTGGGAGGCCCTGGTCAACATGGCCAAGGGCGACAAGCACCTGATGGACTGGGTCCACGAAGCCTACGGCCACCTCAGCGAAGACGAGCGCATGGAGGAAGCCGTCGCCGAGAAGTTCTCCGACTGGGCGCGGCGGCACAGCGATCAGGCGGGCCTGCCGTTCTCCAAGCAGCTGATGGCCAAGATCAAGGCGTTCTTCGTGGCCATGCACCGCGCCCTGACCCGGTCGGGCTACAAGGACGCCGAGAGCGTCATGCGCGACATCGAGAGCGGCCGCATCGGGCGGCGCGGCGCGGAGGCGAAGGGCGAAGGCACGACCAGCAAGGCCATGCTGGCCGGTCGCAACGCCCGGACAGCCGATCAGGATCGGATGACCAAGTCGATCCTCGAACAGGACAAGGAACTTGCCCGGCAGAAGTTCGGATGGCACCGCGACGAAGCCGACGGGATGATGAAGTTCGAGCTCGATGACAGCCGCGCCCACTTCAAGAAGCCCTTCGCCGACTGGCCGGAGAGCAAGTCGATCGGCGAGACCCATGCGATGAAGCTGGGCGACGTGCTCGACCACCCGGAACTGTTCGCCGCCTACCCCGAACTCAAGGACGTCACGGTCACCAAGCGGCCGAGCCTGTTCGACATCTGGAAGTCGACGCAGGGCTGGTACAACGAGGACACCAAGACCCTCAACATCACCCCGCACGCCTCCGATCCCATGAGCATCCTGCTCCACGAGGTGCAGCATGCCGTGCAGGGCATCGAGGGCTTTGCCCGCGGCGGCAGTCCTGAAAGCATGCGGCTGACCAAGGACGCCAACCTCGCCAAGCTGCGCAGCTACTACGAGCGCAAGACCGACGAGGAGCACGCGGCCCTGATGGCGGACAAGAAGCCACCCGGGTCGCGGTTCGGGATGCCGGTGTTCGAGGGCAAGCTCGCCCGGGTCATGGAGATCGAGGACAAGGAGAGCCCGGTCTCCAAGCAGCTGACCGAGATCGACAAGGCGGGCGAGAAGGTCTGGGACGCCAAGACCGCGGTGTCCGACCAACGGACGAAATTCGAGGACGAGCGGAAGGCCGCCATCGAGAAGCACGCCGACGACTACGACAAGGTCAAGGCTGAGTTTCAGAAGGCCAATGATGCTTCCTGGCAGGGACCGCGCGAGGATCGCGCCGCCGCCCGCGCCAAGGCGGACGCGCTGCAGCAGGAACTGTTCGGCATGCGCTATCCGAAGCGCGACCATGCTGCGGAGGCCGTGGTGATCGGCAAGCTGCAGGACAAGGTTGTCGCGGCCGAGGGCGAGTTCAAGAAGGCCAAGGAGGACCTCAAGCAGTACGGCAACTTCGACGACCTCAAGTACGACCTCTACCAGCTGCTGGCCGGAGAGGTGGAGGCGCGCGACACCCAGGAGCGCCAGCACCTGTCGTCCGACCAGCGCCGCGTCATCCCGCCCGGGACGCATGAGGGCATTCGGGCGTCCGAGAAGATCGTCAACAAGCAGGCCCCGTCGGGTGCGCCCGAGATCAAGTACAGCAAGGCGCGCAGCCGTCCCGTCGATGAGCAGCGGCGCACGACGGTCGACCGGGCTGCGCGCGGTATCAAGGTGACCGGCGACCACTGGCTGCGGCAGGGCCACGTCCTGATGGCCACCACCAAGGACCTCGCCCGGATGATGGCCAAGCATGTGCCGTCGGCGCAGGCGGTGGTCGATCTGCACTCGCGCAGTCACGCGATCGCCCGCGACTTCCAAGAGCGGCTGGTGCGGGTCAAGGACAGCTACCAGTCGATCCCGGCCCAGCTGCGCAGCAACGGCAAGGGCAGCGTCAACGAGTTCCTCTACGACAGCACGCTCGCCGGGAAGTGGGGCTTCAAGCCGGAGTATCAGCCCAAGGCCGAGGTCGACGCGAAGCTGGCTGAGCGGTTCAACGCCATGACGCCTGCGGCCCAGAAGGTCATCAAGGACGTCTTCCGCCACAACTACGACGCCCGAAACAACCTCTACCAAGCCACGGTCGGCGTGATCAATTCCGAGTACGACCCGCAGATCGCCGAGGCCAAGACCGACGCTGACCGCGCGACCCTGGAGAAGATGAAGGACCGCGCGCTGGCCCACTTCTCCCGGGTCTTCGACACCCAGGAGGGCCTGCCTTACACGCCCCTCAAGCGCGAGGGCCGGTGGGCCGTGGTCGGCAAGTCCGCGACCTACCGCGCCGCTGAGAAGGCTGGGGATCAGGCGGCAATGGATCGCCTGCGGCCGGACGCCAAGCACCACTACGTCGACTTCCGCGACACGGTGGGCGAGGCGCACGCCCTGGCTGACGACGTGGCCAAGCACTTCGGCCAGGACGGTGTCTACGCGTTCCCCCGCGATCAGGTCAGCGAGGGCGCGATCGGCGGCAAAGAGCTCTACATCTCGTTCAGCCAGTTGAAGGAGGCGATCGGCCTTGAGGCGGACAAGGGCTCGGTCCTGGCGCAGCGTCTGCACCGGCTGGCCACTGACCTCTATCTGCACACCCTCAGCGAGACCTCGGCGCGCAAGGGCGAGATGGCGCGCGAGGGCATCTCGGCCAAGAACCCGGAGACCGGCGAGGTCCCCGACATGATGAAGGCGTTCATCTCCCGCGGGAACGCCACGGCCAACTACGTGGCCTCGATGTCCAACAATCCGCTGATGCAGAAGGCGCTGAAAGGCATGCGCGACGAGGTCTCCAAGACCCCGTACGCGCAGCGCACCGAGGTGCAGCGGATGTTCAACGAGGTCATGACCCGCTACGTCAACAACCTCTCGTGGCGGTCCAACCGGATGGTCGACAAGGTCGTCCACGGGGTGACCGGCTGGAACCTGCTGTCGTCGCCGTTCTACTACCTGCAGAACGCCACCCAGGCGGTGCTGATCAGCCACCCGATCCTGGCTGGCAAGTACGGCTACGCCCGCGCCACCGCTGAGACCACCAAGGCGTACGTCGACTTCATGAAGATGACCAAGGACACCGGCCTGCTGGACCGGATCGACTTCTCGAAGGCCCCCGCCGACGCCGACCTGATGCACTACCTCGCCGCGCACGGCCACCTCGACGCAGGCTATCAGACCGAGATCAATAGCTGGGACGCGGCCAACGGCGGCATCTTCCCGGCCGCCTGGAGCAACAAGGCGTCGCGGTTCTTCCGCCTGATGCCGCAGCGGGTCGAGGTGATGAACCGCGCCGTCACCGGCATGGCCGCCTTCCGCGCCGCGCTCGCGGACGGGGTGTCGCGCGAGGACGCGATGGCCTACGCGGGCAAGCTGATCGACGACACCCACGGCGACTACTCCGGCTTCAATTCGCCGCGGCCGTTCAACACGAACGTCGGCAAGGTGATGCTGCAGTTCCGCAAGTTCCAGCTGATCATGGGCGGGCTGGTCGGCCGGGAGTTCCACCGCGCGTTCCTGAAAGGCGACGCCACGCGGGCGGAGCGGATCGAGGGGATGAAGGGTCTCGCGTTCCTCAGCGCCCACCTCGCCGCGATCGGCGGGATCATGGGCCTGCCCGGGTCGGCGCTGCTGGGGTCGGCCATCGGCACGATCCAGAACCTGATCGACCCCAACAAGAAGAAGGATTGGCAGGAGGAGATGCGCGAGGCGCTGGGTGCGGGCGGCGAGGGGGCCAAGCGCAGCGTGTGGTCGGACTTCCTCTACAAGGGTGCGCCCTACGCCCTGCTGGGCATGGACACCTCCGATCGCATGGGGATGGGCAACGTGTTCTCGCTCGCGCCCTACCTCGACATGCCGTCGGGCGACAAGGACAAGGCGTTCAGCAACCTCGCCAAGTTCATGCTCGGCCCGTCGGGCGGTCTGCTCGGCAAGCTCTACGATGGCTGGGGCTTCGGCATGGAGCAGGGCGATTGGGAGCGCGCCGCCGAGAGCATCGCGCCGACCGGCATCGGCAACGCCATGCAGGCGTACCGCCTCAAGACCCAGGGGCTGACCAGCAAGCGCGGTGACGTGCTGCTGCCGCCCGACGAGGTCAGCAACATGGACGCCATCTACACGGCGATCGGCGTGCGGCCGCGGACCCTGGTCAATCTGGCCGACCGGCGATCGGCGGCCTACGACACCGAGGAATTCTACAAGGAACGGGTCGCCACCTTGAAGAACCAGTACGCCCAGGCGGCCAGGGCTCAGGACACCGGCACGCTGCAGGACATCCGGGCGAAGTGGAAGGACATGCAGGACGCCCGCGTCGAGCAGAAGCTCAAGCGCGAGCCGATGAGCGCGCTGATCAAGGCCCCGGCCGAGCAGCGTAAGCGCGAGCGGTCGGTGATCGGCGGGGTTGAGAGCAGCAAGGCCGACCGGATGTATCTGGCCGACCTGATGTTCTCCGACAATCCGGCCGAGGCCCGGGAACTCCAGGCCCAGCCCTAGGGCTTGCCGCCCTTGATCGCCTTAAGCTGCTGGATTTTCTCGCCCAGCACGCCCCCCTCCAGGGCCGCTGGATTGAACTTCCAGCAGGGCACCGTCATGGTCCCGGTGTTGTAGCCCCTGACCCCCTTGCCGAAGCTGCAGCGCTCCGACTTTTCAGGGCACCATCCAAGATCGACCGCGGCGCGGAGCATCTCGTTCGCTGACACGCCACGGGTGTTCGCCCACTTGTTGATGGCCGCCCGACTGACCCACAGCTGAGGCCGTTCGTTCGGCAGGATCGGGTCGATGTAGCGCCCAATGATTGGACCGCGAGGGTAATGCTCGATCCTGACGTCGATACCCCGGGTGGCGCGCAGGTCGCCACCGCCCGCCGTCCCCAGTACGCCCTCCCATAGATCGAACAGCATCTGGCCGATGTGATCCTGCGGTTCGGGCGACGCCTCGACGCGCTCGACGCGGTTCATGGCCAGCTGCTCCTTCATCCACTTGACGATCGGGTTGATCTCGAACTCCAGCAGACCGATGTCCCGGCAGGCGACGAGGGCGACGACCACCGAGGCGAACAGCGCCGACCAGTACCGCTCCGTCGGGGTCATCTCGAACATCGAGGTGAGGCTGGCCTGCGTGCGATTGAGAGACGTCACCAGCTTGGAGCGGTTCTTCGCGATGTACTTGGCGTAGGCCACGCCCGCATGGCCGTAGTGCTGGCTGAACTGCGGGAAAATCTCGTTGGCCTCGATGGCTGTCAGGTGCTTCGGCCGCGGCAGCGTGAACTCGAACAGGCGGCTCATCTCCGCCTCGGCGTTGGCTCGGTGCTGCGTCAGCTTCTGGGACAGCAGCGTGTTGCCCGACGCCATCATGATGGTCGACCAGTGGGTGTTGTTGTCGCGGGTGACGCCGGTCAGGTCCAAGCGTTCCTTGGGTTGGCCGCTCGACACCGAGAAGACCATCTCGGAGATGTCGCCGCTGTCGGCGTTGGTGAGCTCGTCGTAGACCACGGGCAGGGAGTTGTAGGACCCGAGGATCGTCAGCAGCGCTTGGGGTGTGACCTTGGTCAGCATCATGGACCGGTGGTTGCCCCAGGCGCTGAGGCCGACCCGCTGCACGGTGGTCTTGCCTGCCCCGGACCCTGACGAGTGGGCGTAGACGGTGACCCCGTCCACCTGATCCATCAGGCTGAGCAGCGGCGCGGCGAACGCGCAGGCGATCTGGAACTGCCACGGCTCCTGGCCCGGCGCGTTGTAGGCGCGGTCGACCAGGGCGACCCAGGTGTCGAGGTCTCCGCTGCAAGCCCCGGTGCCTTTCCGCTTCGCGGCCTCGCCGTCGAGGATGGCCCGGCCTTCGCTGCCGTCGGCGTTGTAGACGATCTCGCCCAGGACAAAGCTGCCCTCAACCCACCCGAAGCTCTTGTGCGCCATGACCTGTTCGGCGTTGTTCTTGAGGTGGGTGATCCACCCCTTGAGGTAGCCCTGCAGGGGAACCTCGTGGCCTTTGCGCGCGACGATCTCCTGGGCGGCCAGATGTCCGTTCAACTCCGCGCCTCCTTTTCCGATGGTGCTGTTCGCCAGGATGAAGTTGTGCGGACCTTCCCGCTTGTCGGCCTGGAACTCAATCTTCGCCTCCCCGTCCGACCAGAGACGCGTGACCGCCGTGAGGAAGGTATCGCAGACGACGGTGGTCTCGTTGCGGGCCGGTTCTTCTCCCTTGGCCGGGATGTGCTTGGTGTAGGTCAGCTTGCGGCCCACGGCTGTGGTCTCGACGCCGTAGCCGTGGGGCAGGTCGATCGGGGCCGCCTTGATGAACCCGGTCGAGGTCTTGATCTGCGGCTCGACGGACACCGTCTCGATCCGCGGCCGCCCCAGCACGATCGGGCTCTTGATCTTGCCGAAGTGCGGACAGGCCGCGCACATCTGGTGGTGCTGCTCGCCCAGCTTCTCGCAGGTGGTCGGCGGATACTGCGCGGCTTGGCTGAGCTTGGTGTCGGTCTCGGCCTTGGAGTACAGCGGGTGGCCGGTCGACCACGCATGCACGATGTCCGGGGCCTCGGTGGTCTGGGCCAGCACGCCGAGCGCGCCGTACCACGTCGGCTGGTCGATGTTGCCGCGCGTGTCGCGCATCATCCCCATGATCGCGCACTGGTCGGCGATCAGCAGGGCCGACGACGGGTCGAAGCCCGCGCCCGCCGTCAGGTCGCTGGATGACGCGAGCAGCCCGGCCGGGGCTGGACCCAGGTGGGCGAACGGGTCGGCAGGCGTGGCCGAGACATAGGCCATCAGCGGGGCCTGCATGACCGCGAGGTCGAACTGCGCGGCGGCGCGGACCACGTTGACGGTCTTCACCGCGGACTTGCGGTTGTGCGTCCCAGGAGCCCGCAGGACGCTCGCTTCGTCCGCCGTGCGCGATGGGTCGGATAGGATGCCTTCGGCCGCCAGCGCCCGCTTGAGGGCCTCCGCCGTGGTCTTCCAGACGTGAGGGGCCATGTCGGCGGTCATCGACCAGTAGGCGTGGACGCCCCAGCCCGAGTTCACCAGCATCGGCAGGGGGAGCCCGAGCTTCGTGGCGAAGCCCAGGATGGCCGCGGCGGCGGCCTTCTGGGTGGGGTACTTGGGCGGCTTGCCCGGACGGCTGGGGCCGACGTCGAGGTCGACCCAGAACGACCGCACCTTGGCCACGTACTTCTGCGCCCGGTGGTTCTTGCCGGTGGCCGGATCGTGCGGGCGGGGAAGGTAGGTCGAGCAGGCGAAGTAGACGGTGCGGGTCTGGTCCACCCGCATCACGGTGTTAGCTAGCCACGCGTTGTCAGGACCCCAGCTGTGGGCGTAGCCCTTCTTGTCCACGAGCGGGACTGCGGCGCAGCGCAGCCCCTCGGTGGGAAGGACGATGTCGAAGAAAGTCTTAGCGTCCACGCAGCCCCCCACGGCTTTAGCAAAAGTTAACGGGCGACCTTGTCCAGGGCCTGACGGATGTAGTGGGCGCGTTCACGCCGCATCGTGCTCATCGGGACCGGAAGGAAACCACTCTTGGTAGCCTTGGCGATGTCGTCAACGATCTTCTGGACCTTCGTATGGTGAAGGTAGTGGGGCTGCTTGTGGTCGTTTAACCAATAGGAGCATGTCACCCGACCGACACCTACTAGGCGTGCCAAATCGGACGGCTTGATGCCCGCGTTGCGGACCGGGGTGAAGTCGATCAATTCCATGTGTGTCTCCGGTTTCGGGGAAAGGCGAGGCGGCCAATTGCCTGGGGCAATTGGCCGCCCACGGATCAGTCCTCGTCGCCTTCGACTTCACCGTCGTCGAACCCGGCCAGCACGTCCTCCAGTTCGGCCAGGGCTTCGTCACCCAGGTTGCCGTTGGCCTGCGGCGCGGCGGCCATCGTCTGCTCGACGGGGGCCTGCACCTTGGCCGCGCCGAAGCCCTTGCGCTTCACGGGCGGGGCCTCGGGTTCGGGCTGGGGCTCCGGCTCCTGCGGCTGGGCGGCGGCGGCCGCGGCCGCCATCTCGGCCTTGGTGCGGCGCTTCTTCTTGGGCTCCTCGGCGGGCGGCATGGTCTGCTCCATGCGGGCGAACGCGTCCTCCTGCGGCTGGGCCGCCTCCTTGGGGGGCGCGGCGTCGGCCATCCGCTGCGGGCGCAGCGCGGTGATGTTGAGGACGAGGTCGTCTTCCTGCAGACCCATCACCTGCTCAAGCTCGTCGGGCTCCAGCCAGCGCTCGGGCGTGAAGGTCAGCGACGGGTAGGCGAGGCTGGCGTCGAACCCGATCCGCGTGACCAGCGCCTGATACGGCCACCCGCGCTTCTCCAGCTGTTGCCCGTAGGCCAGCAGCGTCTTGAGCGAGGCGGCCGGGCAGCGCAGCAGCATCGGGTTCTCGATGTCGTCGACGGCGGCCACGGCCATGCGGCGGCTGTCGGCGCACGCCTTGCCGCGCGAGCCGGTGTCGCTGATCTTCGACCCCCACTCGTTGTGCGGGCAGGTGCCGCACGCGGGCGACTGCTTCTCCTGGGCGTCGTTGGACGGCAGCACGCCGTCGTCCGAGTGGCAGAGCGGGCGCTCGGTCGAACCCTCCTCATACCCATCGGGATAGTAGACTTTGTTCAGCGCCGGGTTGGCGCGGACGATCACCGCCTCCAGGGACGCGGCGGGATCGTTGGCGTTGCGGCCTTCGCCGATGGTCACCAGGGTGCGCTCGCCACCCTCGACGATGTGCCAGACCTTCCCCTTGTAGGAGATGATCGGGTAGCCCGCGCTGACGCCCGCGGCGAGGTCGGCGTTGGACGGCTGGCCGAAGGCGGCGCGGATGTGGGCCGGGACGGCTCCGGCCAGGGACGTGAGGTCGTTCGACATAGAGGCTCCTAGGAACTGCGGCGGACGTTGACGACCGCCTGGGCTGAATAGTTGATGCCGGGCGGCAGGGTCTTGGTGGCGGCGACGTATTCGTCGACCTGGGTCTTGGCGACGCGCTTCTCCAAGAACTGCCACGCGTCGTTCTCGCGGACGAATTCGAGGAACGCGTCCATGTCAGCCACGGTGGCCGACGTGCGGGTGGCCTTGTACGCCGTGCCCGCTTCGCACTTGGCGCTGTCCATACCGTGCTTGGTGAAGAAGTCGAGGATGGCGGCCTCGGTCTTGTCCATCGCCGCGATCAGCGGCTCAAGCTTGGTCTTGTGGGCGGCGTCGAGCTTGGTCTTCATGTCCCGCGCCGCGATGTAGCGGGTCACGAGGTTGGTGATGTTCATCTCGGCCATGGGTGGTCCTTCATCTAACTCTCCAAACTGTACACTATTATACGATATGTAGGGGGGCGTGTCAAGCTACACACTCGTCTCCGCTTCGACGGTTTCCAACAAAAGTCCTTGCATCTTCTCCTTGTTCTTGAGCCGTCGGAACGCCGCGCGCTCGACCGCCGAGCCCTCGATGTTGACGATGAATTGTTGATGGCGCTGCCCAGGCCGGGTGATGCGCGCGTTGGCCTGGGTGTAGGTCTCGTTGCTGGTCGTCGGCCCGTACCAGACGATGGTGTTGGCCGCGGTCAGGGTCAGGCCGTGGCTCATGGCGGCGGGCTGGGCGCACAGCGCGTCGAGGTCGCCCTTCTGGAAGGCCGTGAAGATGCGCGCCCGCTCACCCTGCGGCACGTCGCCACTGACCACGCCCACCTTAAGCCCGGACTTCTCCATCTCGGCGGCCACGTAGCGGAGCACCGACTTGTAGGGCACGAACACGATCGTCTTGGTGTGCGCCTCCTCGATGATGCGCAGCACCTCGGCGATGCGCGGCGCGTTGGGCAGCACGATCTCCTCGCCGCCCCGCCCGTACACCACGCCGCAGGCGATCTGCACCAGCTTGGACATCTTCACCGCCTCGTTGATGGCGGTCACCTGCCCGGCCCCGTACTCCAGATACAGGTGCGTCAGCATGGTCTTGTAGGCGGTGGCCTGTTCGGGCGTCATCGCCACCTCGCGGGTGACGTACATGCACTCGGGCAGGTCCACGCACTGGTCACGCGTGTAGCGGATGGCGGGCTGCATCGCGTCGTGCACGGTCTCGGTGGCGTTCGGCCGGGCCAGCCAGCGGAACGGTCCCTGCGCCCGCATCACCATGTCGCGGAACTTGCCGAAGAACCTGGGCACCCGTTCCGGGCAGACGATGCGGCACTGAGCCCAGGCGTCGGTCGGCGCGTTGGGCGTCGGCGTACCAGTCATCCACCAGATGCGCGGGATGTTGCGCACAACACGGTCGAGGGTTTTCCACAGGCGGGTCTGCGAGTTGCGGAAGATCGCCCCCTCGTCGACCACGACGATGTCGAACGCCTTGGCGATCAGGGCAAGCTCGACCACGCTCAGGCCGTGGTGGTTGATGACGTAGAGGTCGTAGCCGTCGTCGGCCAGGATGCGCAGGCGACGGGCCTTGTCTCCGTAGACGACGCCCACCCGCATCCGGGGGAAGTGCTCGAACACCTCGTCGGCCCAGGTCCGCTCCATCGTGGACAGGGGGCAGATGACCAGCATCTTCTTCGCGTGGCCGGTCTTGCGCAGGTAGTCGAAAGCCCACAGCGCCGATAGGGTTTTGCCTGTTCCCATATCGTTCAGCACGAACGCCCGCATGTGCAGGGTCAGGAACGCCGTGGTCATGCGCTGGGCCTGGAACGGGTCGTAGCGCCCCGGCCAGCGGTAGTGGTGCAGGACCGGCGACGGGGCGGGCAGGCCCAGGTTGCGCAGCACGCGCACCTCGTCGAGCCGGTGCGGCACAGCGACCAGGGGTTGGCCGCGGAAGTGGAACACGCGCGCCGAGGGGATGACGTGGGTCACCCGCTCGGGGTTGCGCAGGTTCAGCACCAGCTTCTTGGAGGCGGTGGAGACGATCATGCTTCCTGCCTGTTCCGATCTTCGGCTTCCAGCTGCGCCTCCAGTTCGGCGACCCGTTCCTCCAACTCAGCGACGCGTCCGGGATTGGCGGCGTGCGCCAGCATGCGGTCGATAAGCTCGAACAGTTCGTGGACGTGCTGCACGCTGTCCGCCGCGATCGCCCAGCCCTGCGCTTGGTTGATCTGGTTGATCTGCATCCGCTGCAGGGCGGTGACGTTGCGCAGCTTACCGGGGGCCTTCACCTCGATGGCGAAGAAGATGCCCTTGTAGCAGCCGATGATGTCGGGGATGCCGTTGACCCCATAGCCGTGGGCCGCAGGCATGAAGAAGAAGCAATGCACCAGCGTGCGCAGGTACGCCTTGATCGCGCCCTTCACCTTCCCCTCAGGCGTCGTTGCCATGCTCGCCCTCCTTGCGGGACATTCTGACAGCCGTGATCAGCAGCGAGACCTGCGGATCGGCCAGCGCCTCGGCCTGCTCGTCGTCGGTCGGCGGCCGCACGCGCAGGTCCGGGTCGAGGATCATCAGACCCCCACACTTGATGCAGATGGTCACGTCGCCCGGCCGCGGCGTGGCCTCAGGGTTGCCCGGCCCCGCCCACAGCCGGTCCAGCCAGTGGCCGCAGAACGGACAGGCGTCCGGCTTCGTCTCGGTGGTCGTCATCAGCCCACGCTGCTCCAGATACCCGACGACTGGCGGACGTGGTGCAGCCACGTCTGCTGGACCATCCTGATCTGCCGCAGGCAGTCGACCACAGCGTCGTGCGCCCGCCCAGTGCGCTCGTAGTCGCTCATCTGGCCGCCCTCCCAGCACACCGGGTCCTCGCCCGCGATCATGGCCATCGTGCGCACGTCGCGGATCACCCGGTAGGACCAGGGGATGGCGATGTCGGCCTGCTTGTAGCAGGTCTCCAGAATGGAGATGTCGAAGGTCGGGCCGTTACCCCAGACCCCCTCGACCTCGATGCTGCTCATCCAGTTGCCGAGCTCGACCAGCGCCCGCTGCAGCCCCAGGCGGACGGGGTTCTCCATGATCTCGATGAACAGCGCCGGGTCGGTCTTGGCCCACCACGTCACGGTCTCGGGGTCGAGCCTGCGGTTGAACGGGGCCATCAGGCACGAGCGCGCGTCGATGGGGGCGGTGAACAGCGGGGTGAGGGCGACGTGGTCGACGCCCAGGTTGAAGGCCACGGCGGCGATCTGGATGATAGGGGCCGTCGCCGGGTCGAGACCCAGCGTTTCGAGGTCGATCATGATGTGCATCGTCAGGCTCCAGAGTGCTCACATTTCGAGCGGGGGACAGGGCAATGACGCTTGCACAGACCCGATGGCCGCTTAGGCCACTGGCTCTGCGCATGCGCGGCTTCCAGCCGGGCCACGCGGGGGAGGAATTCCCGCCACAGGTCCGGCGCTTCTCTGCGGTGGAAGGTCTCCGCGGTCAGGCGCTGCTTCGGGTCGGGCTCGTCGAGCCAGATGAAGCTGTTCCTGATCTCGTTGAGCCACGGCTTCTGGGCGAACAGCACCACCGCTGAGAGTTTCAGCTGGGCGCTCTCCGACTTCCGCTTCCCCGTCTTCCAGTCCCCGACGAACGCCTTGTCCCTCTTGAACACCGAGACGTCGGTGATCGCCCGGACCCACACGTTCTTCGCGAACCACGTCGTGGCCTTGTAGTTCTGGTCGAGGGCCATCTGGCTCTCGGCCTCGATCGTGCCGCCGATCGCCAGGGTCTCCATCCTGGCCACGAGTGGCTCGTGCTTGGCGAGGTCGCCCGGCAGCGCGAGGTGCTGCTTGATGCGCTTCTCGAACGAGGTGTGCACCGCGCGCCCCCGGCTCATCGCCACGCCGGGGGGATCGACCACTTCCTTGCTGACTTTCACGAGGTAGTACTGCCAGGGGCAGGTCTCGAACTTCTCCAGCACGGAGTGCGACCACGCGAGTGTCATGCCACGGCCCTCGTCTTCTGCAGGTTGGCGATGTTGGCGTCGAGTTGCCGGTCCACATTGGCCCAGAATTCCTTGATCGCCACCAGCCTTTCCGCACCCGACATGGTCTCCTGCGTGGCCAGGAATTCAGCCTTGGCCCGGTCCCACCGCAGGCGGATCGCCGTCATCTCGCCGACCCGGTCCGCCGTCTTGAGCGGACCCCGCCGCGCCTCGTGCAGCAGGATGGCCTTGGCCATCCGTTTGCGGCGCTCGCGCATGATGATCTTCTGGTACTCCCGCTTGCTGACCTTGGGGTTAGCAAGGCGCTTCTTCTCGACCAGCTTGAGGACGTTCTCGAACGCGTCGCGGCTGCGCTTGCCGCCCGCCACGAGCTCGTTCAGGCAGGCCCGCTTGCCGGTGTAGAGCGGGGTCGCCCCGCCCTCCAGGGCGTGGGTCATCTCCTGGGACAGGGCGCTGTAGTCGGCCGCGTCGATCAGGTAGTTGACCGCGGCCACCAGCCTTTCGTTGGCCATTGGTGTTCTCCTTGAACTGGGTAGACGTTTCTGTGCGTCGTTGTTCATAGCCTACTCGTCATAGGTCACGATCCCAACGCCCGTTCCGTTGGCGAGCTTTTCGAGGTCGACGTACTCGATATCTCCGCCACAGTAGATGTTCAGTTCGATGGCCACGTCGCAGGCTTGCCGGGCATCCCGCTCCAGCCACATGGCCGCCCGCGCCGTCTCGCCGCCGCAGCCCGCCGCGAAGGTCGTGACCGGGAAGACGATGGGCGCAGGCCACGTCTGGAAACAGATCACCGGCTTGGACCACTCGAACACATAGAGGTAGGCGTCCTTCTGCTGGGTCGAGTGCGGGAACGCCGCGGGATTGCAGCCGTCCTTGAACCAGATCATCAGGGCCTCGCCGTGGTCGGCCGCCCCCACCGTGGCCAGCACCTGCGTCCCATGAATGTCGAGCTTGCGGGTGCGGTGCCACATCCCGCTGTCCCCGGTGATCAGGGTGTCGGCGGCCACGTACTTCCCGTCGTATGCGATAACAGTCAAGCTTTAATCTCCTTCAATGCGCCCCAGTGCGGGCCGCGTTTCACGTCGACGGGGAACTCGATAGGCAGGTCCACCCCCCAGGCCCGCTTGTAAGGCAGGTTGCTCAGCAGGAACTTTAGGTCCCGGGCCGCACGCTCAGCGTACGGCTTCGGGACCCTAAAGAACATCCCATCGTGAAGCTCCATCAGGAACTTGCCGCCCACCTTGGGCAGGTAGTTCCGGGCCACCAGCAGGGCGAGGTACTTCTGGTCGGCCCCGACCCCCTGGATCGGGAAGTTGATGGCCGTGCTCTCGTGGCTCCACGTCCAGTCGAAGGGCACGCCGTCTTCGTCCCGGCCCTTCCAGTCGCGGAAGTCGCCCAGGTGGACCCGCCGCCCGGCGAGCGTCTCCACCCAGCCCTGCGACTTGGCGATGTAGATTTGCCGGGACCAGTACTTGGGCACCGACCGATAGGTTTTCTTGTAGGTATCCGTCACCAGCTTGGCGTCGTCGTAGATCAGGTAGACGCCGTGCTGGATGGCGGCCACCTTCATCAGGGTGCCCGGCCCGGTGCGGTACTGGCAGGAGAGGTTGCCCACCTTGCCCATCTTGCGGATGGCCTTGGCGATCGGGTCCTCTTCCCGGTTGGCCATGATCCACTCGTAGGTGTGCTCGTGGCTGATCTGCGCGGCCATGTAGGAGTGCGCGTCCTGGCCGGGCAGGCAGAGGTTCAGCATCACCGCGTCGCCGCTCTCGACCGCCATCCAGCGGAACTCCTGGCCCGCGAAGTCGGCCTCGATCAGTTCGCTGTCGTCGTCCACCTCGATCAGCGCTCGGTACTCGGGGTCGTTCACCCACTGGTGGATGGCGATGCCGCTCGGCCGCTCGGCTTTGTTCTTGCCGACCTTGGACGAATAGGTGCCGCGGCCGGTGTAGGTCCCAAAGATGCGGAAGTCCGGCCGCGCGTGGCCGTCGCCGTTGTACTCCAGCGAGGCCATCGCCCCGTCGCAGAACTTGGTCTTGCGGGTCTGGCACTCCCGGTAGGTGTAGATCAGATTTGCTCGGGGGTCCTGCAGGCCCAGGATGGTCAGCGCCTCCTTGTCGGTGGACGGTGCGCCCTTGTCGGTAAGGTGCGGGATCGGCAGCATCCAGTCCTCGTAGAGCAGCTTGCCCAGCTGCTTCGGCGAGGCGATGATCTTCTGCCACTCGAGCATCCCTTCGGTCAGGGCCAGCTGCACCAGGGCGGCGTCGCGCTTCTCCGTCAGGCGTTCGCGCAGGGCCACGGCGCGCTCAGGGTTAACCCTGAGACCGGCCAGCTTGGTCTCGGCCACCAGCGGGATGCAGCGGGCCTCGATGAGGGCGTTGCGCTGCACCTTCTCGGCCAGCATCGTGAGCAGCACAGCCACGATGCGCAGGGTGAAGCGGCTGTCCCGCTGGTTGTAGTCCAGAAGGTACTTCCACTGGACCTCGTTGACCGGGTTGAAGTGGACGCCCGCCTCGTAGCCTGCCTCATCGGGGAACAGGTGGGCCACCGCCTCCTTGAGGCCCAGCGACATGCGGCCCTCTTCCTTGTAGCGCGGCGCGTTGATCAGGTGGCGGTACAGCAGCATGCCGTCCAGCCAGTTCACCTCGAACACCTTGGCCCGGATGTTGAGCTCCGGGTGGGCGAGGTCGACCGCCAGCAGCCACGCCACGTCGAAGGGCGCGTTCCAGCAGACCACGTACTTCCCGGCCATCGTGTCCAGCCACTGGGCCAGGGCGAGCGGCTTCGGCTCGCGCACGACTGAGGTCTGCAGCGTGCCGCGCTTGTCGTAGAAGGCGGTCGCCGCGGACGTCAGCCACGCGTCCCCTCTCACGAGGCGGAACGGCTGCAGCGCGAACAGGTCTTCGCTGCCCCAGGTCTCCACGTCGAAGGCGGTGATGGTGCGGACGTCGATCATGCGACGCCGAGCTTACGGGCCAGCGCCTCGGCCAGTCCAACGGAGGTTTTCAGGTCGGCCTCGCTGACGTCGGTCAGCCGCAACCATGTGAGCCACGCCCGGTAGTTGTCGAGGTCTTCCAGCGTGGCCGTCTCGTCGACCATGTGGCCGAAGGCGATCACGGCCTTGCGGCCGAGGTCGTCCATCGGCTCCTCGTCGCCCTCCATGATGGCTGTGATGTACGACATGGGGTCCCCCCTCGGTTGAAGATGATGCGCGGCCCCCGACGAAGGCATCGGTGCCGCGCTGCACGAGGATGTATCGGCTCTCTCGTGCTTACCGCCGACGGCGCTATCCGTCGGTTCCCACGTCTCCCACCCACGGGAGACGAAGAGTATCCTACGCGGGCTTGGCGGCCTCAAGGCGGCGGCGGTAGTCCACCTCCGCGCTGAGCATGGCCTCGGCCACTTCGGCTGGCGTCTCGGTGACGGGTGTCCACCCGAGCCGGTCGACCAAAATCCACGTCCCGTTCTCCTCCCCGGCGACCTTGGGCGGGTCGTCGGGGAAGGGGATGTAGTCGTCGTCACGCTTCTTGTGGCGACGGGTGCTGACTTCAAGGATCAGGTCGCCGCGGATCAGCACGTCGTCGATCCTGCCCTTGTAGGGCTTGTGCAGGGCCACGAAGAACATCTCAGTTGTCGAACCAGAAGATCAGCCGGAAGTCGCTGAGCTTGTCCCGGCCGGTGCACTCGCCGTTGTCGTTGTAGTGCTCGTCGAGGCTCCAGAAGTGGTCGAAGGACTGCTCGATCGCCGCCTCGGTGCCGGACCGCATGGCGGTCAGCACCGCCTCGCCCGGCTTGCCCAGCTGGCCGGTGGTGAGGAACAGGGGCAGCGCCTCGTCCATCAGCATCCAGCTGTGCGAGTGACCGTCGCCCTCCCAGCGGTCGACCATCATCAGCGCCAGATCGGAGGCGTCGTCGGGCACGCCCTTGGGCGATGGACCCTCGCCCCGCACCCCGGCCAGCTTGGCGAACAGGTTGTAGTTGCGGCCGTCGGCGAACCAACTGGTCCGGCCGGTCGCGAAGTTGGGCTCGTGGCTGGCGTTCCAGACCTGACAGGTCAGGTAGGGGAAGGCGTTCACCCCGACCCAGGCTTCCTTGTCGCGGACCTTGACCCGCTTCTCCAGCACCATGTGGATGTCGCATCCCATGACTTAGACCCCCTTCTTCTGTTGCTTCTTGCGAGGGCGCTTGAGCGCAGCGATGGCGTTGGCGATCGCCTTGCGCTCCCCCTCCTCGGCCACGCCGTCCCATTGCAGGACTTCGCGGGCGGCCGCCTCCAGCCCCTGCTGGAACCAGTGGTCCCGGTTCTCAGACCGGCGACGCGTCCTGATGTGGAGCGCCTCCTCATGTGTGAGGTCCATCTTCGGCATCGTCCTAGCCCTCCATCTTCTTGCGTGCGGCCTTCAAGCCGGTGACCAGTTGCTCGGCGCGCTGCGCCATCTCCAGCAGTTCAGACATAGCGTTCTCGGCGAACGCGGTCGCCTCGTCGAGGGCCTTGAGCTTGACCTCGGACTGCTGGTTGCGGTCGAAGTCCCCGAAGAACATCGTCCGCAGGTCGGTGACCCAGGCGCGGGGCAGGTCGAGGCGACCGGCCACGTTGGCGTCGCTGTCGTTCCCGCCGTAGCGCTGGCCGACAATGTCGTAGGTCTTGGTTAGCTCATCGTGGATGGCGCTGCGCTCATCGCGGGTGGGCTGGCGGTCGGGGGTGAGGGGCGTGGTCTGGGTCATGGGGTCCTTCGGGATTGGAGCCTGGGGCGGAATTGCCTCGGGCAATTGGGTCTTGAGCTTCTTCGTCGTGCGGGGGCCGAACTTGCGGGTCGACCGCCAGTGGGTGCGCTCGGCCTCGGTGGTGTTGACGGCCAGCTTCCACGTCCAGCCCTTGCCGAGGGGGACGGTGAAGAAGGCGTGGCCATCCGTGCTGCCGGTCGCCCGGGTGCCGGACTGCGAGGCGTTGTGACGCGTCTCGAACACGGTCTTGCCGGGCACCGCAGGCGTGCCGCGGACGACCTTGACCATCTCCGGCTGCGGCACCGGGTGGATGCCGTCGAGCGCCTTCTTCTGGGGTGGACGCTCGTCGTCCGGTAGTCGCGGCATGGCGTTGGCTCCTTCTGGTGTGAGGACAGACCCGCCGAGCAGCGCTTCCTTGAGGTGGGCGCTCACGATCTTCTCCTTCAATTTCCTGCCGATGTCCCGCGGGATTGCGGGGTTGTCCGGCGTGCGGTTGGCGAACCTGATCTTGCTGAAACAGGTCGGGCAGCGGTGCTGGTTCGGCTTGTTGCCGACCTTCCACCCATGTGAGCGGAACACCCGGACGGCCAGCCCGCTGTCGCGGGCGATGTGCCACTCGGTGTGGTCGCAGTAGCCGCACACGATCTGGGCGTAGGTTGCATGGCCGTCGCCGTAGCGGCGGCCTTCAAGTTTGAAGATGCAATGCGTCGACATCCATTCCCCCCTTCAAACGATAGGTGACCATCAGCGCTCGCATCTCATCCAGCGTGATCGGAGGCTCGATCTCGCTTACTCCGCTCGCGTCGGTGAACACCCACCGAGGTGTGAGTTCGCTCGGCTCATAGGCGCGGGCCTCCTTGAACCCCTCCTCGTCGAGCAGCATCCAGCAGACCAGCGTGCTGTTCCACTCGTTGCCGACCGACGCCGCGCCGCGCCGGACGGCGGCCTCCTTGGCCTCCCGGTAGAGCCCCAAGACACGCTGTTCCTCCGGGTGGCCGTACCAACTGGACGTGCTGAGGTAGGCGCTGGCGATGGTCACAGCGCCTGCTCACGCAGCATGATGACCTCGCCGAACGGAGCCGGGCCGGATGACCCCGTCGAGGTCCACAGGACCGGGTACTCGGGCACCGGCCCGAAGTCCGCGCAGTAGAGGTCCGTCAGGATCACCGCCGCGGCCGGGTTGATGTCGTGCTCACGAGCGTAGCGGAAGATCGGCGAGAACCGCGTGCCGCCCGTCCCGTTCGGCTTGAGTTGAAGCTCCTCGTCCTGGGCGAAGCACTCGTAGTGGGTGACCTCGCTGGCGAAGTAGAGGACGTGCGTCATGTTCGGCTGGCAGTCGACCTTGATCGCCCGAAGCTCGGTCAGGAACTCCTGCAGTTCGTCCGGTGAGACGGAGCCCGACAGGTCCACGGCCACGAGGATGTCCTCCATGCCCTGGCCGTCCTTGCCCGGCCGCAGGATGCCCTGCGCCAGTCCCCTACGTGAGGGGCGAGCCCATGACAGTTCGGTGGCGGCGCGCTTGGTGAAGAAGCTGCGCAGCTGGTCCTGCCAGCGGACCCGCGGCGTCAGTTCGACGCCGACGAACCGGGCCATGCTGTCCGAGAGGTTGCCCGCAGCGCGGGCCACGTCGCGGGCCTGGGCCACGCGGACGTGCATCCGGGCCTCGGCCTCGGACATCTCCGCCTCGGACCCGTCGAAGATGGCCACGCCCTGGCGGTTGGCGATGTCGCCCGGCGTCGGGTCTGGCAGCAGGTGGTAGACGCCCTCGGTGGTCTTGTTGCCCTTCTCGTAGAGGTGCTCGTTGTGGATCGCGTCCTTCCACATCGTGCCGACCGTCGAGCGGCCGTCGCGCTTCTCGCCCTCCAGCATGGCGTTGATGACGATGTCGGCGGCGATGTCCCACTTGATGGGATTGCGCTGGCCCACCCGGCTGCGCAGGTGGTGCGTGAACACCAGACGCATGGTGATGTTGGCCAGCGCCCACCGCAATTCCTGGGCCGACAGGCGCTCGACGTGTGACGGGCAGACCATCAGCCGGTGGCCGTCGGTGACCATCGTCGGCGGGTCCAGCTTCTCGTCCCAGGTCACACGCAGGGAGCAGAGCAAGGAGGCGATGAAGGCGTTGTCCACGACGAGCGCGGTCTTCGCCAGGGAGAGCTTGTGCTTGAGAGCTTCGGTGGTCATGGGTGTCCTTCGGTTGAGGGTGGGATCATTCCCACCATGATTTGAAGTCGTTCAGTCGCCGGATGACCCGGCGTTCGCCGTGCCGGTCGAACCCGTACCTGAGCTCGACCAGCACGGCCTCGACCGCGCCAGCGCCGTGCTTGGCGATCGCGTCCTCGATGTAGGCGTTGGCCTCATCGAGCGGCACGCTCTGGCGGTGCAGGCCCACCATCTGGACCTGCCCCACCTCGTCGACGCCGGTCTTCACCCGGCCGTAGACGACCCAAGTCTTCACGGCGACGTCGTCCATCCTCTTTCTCCGTTCCGGGGCCTAGGCGGCCTTCTGGGGGGCGTACCCGGCCATCTTACGCATGATCTCCGCCATCGCATCCGCCGCGATGCTGCGCTCGATGGGGTCGTGGCGCAGGGCATCCACGTTCCCGGCGAACCGGGCCAGCGATCGCTCGATGGTCTGGCGCACCGCCTCCATCTCCGGGTCGTTGGAGATGTTCAGCGACGGCATCATGGCGCACAGGTCCACGGCGTTGTCGATCAGGCTGTCGCGGAAGATGTTCTCCGGGTTGGCCAGCCGCTCGACGGTCTTCTCGACCACCTCGTGGACGCGTCCCCACGCCTCGGCCATCGCCTCGCGCTCCACCTCCTGCAGCCGGGCGGTGATGTCGCGCTCCAACTGTTGGCGGACCTCGTCGCCCACGTCGATGCGCCAGTCGCGGGCGTCGGCGATCGGCATGAACCGGATGTCGAACCGGAACAGCCGGTCGAGGCTGTCGCCCTCGGGGTAGTCGTCGGCCTTGTAAAGCGAGCCCAGCGCCTGCCGGGCCTGCGCCTGGAGGCCGGGGTAGGCCGACAGGAACGCGTCCCGGGCTTGCTCCCAGTCGTCCCGCCAGCGCCGGACCTGCACGGAGAAGTCCATGTAGCAGTCGGACTTGAGGATGCGCATGCCGTCGATCCCCCACGGCAGGGTGTGGCGGTCGAAGTCCTTGCGGATCGCGCCGGTCACCTGCTGCAGCTGGGTCAGTTCGCTGCCGACCGGCAGCAGGTTCTTGTTCACGCGGGCGGCCTCGATGCTCAGGCCGTGGCTGCGGTTGAGCGCCGTGGTCTCGGTGCGGTCGAGCTTGCGAGCGGTCCACTGGGACACGTTCAGCGTGGTGAGGATGGCGCGTTCGGAGAGGGTGGACATGGTCTGGTTCCTTCTGTTTGGCCAATTGCCCAAGGCAATTAGGCCATGACGTCGAGGTTGCGCCCGACGCTCATGCGGCGGGGGAAGTGGGCGATCAGGGTCTGGACGTTGCGGCGGTCGTGCTTCTCTAGGAAGCGGTCGACCTCCAAGGTGTAGCTGTACCAAGCCCGGCCGGTGAAGACGTGGCGCACTTGGTTGACGTACTTGCTGACCCCCCGACACGCCTCCTCGGGCCAGCCGAGGAGACGCATGCGGACGGGCAACGTGTCGCACCACACCTTCTTGTGGTCGGGCGTGATCACCGGGCGAACAGGGCCTTGGCCCCAGCCGTGCCCGCCCACTTGGTGAACGCCTCGGTCTGGGTCAGCTGGCCCTTGGCGGTGATGACGTTGCGCATGGCCATGACCATGAACTCGGGCGGCATCCGCTGGACGTAGGCGATGAAGGCCGGGAACGACGTGGTGTCGACCCGGGCGATCAGCGCGCCGATCAGGGCGTAGAGGATGTGCGCCTCGTCGGGCACCGGGTAGCTCTCGGGCTTGGCCAGCACGATGTCCGGGTCGGGCAGCTGCAGGTAGGTCTCGTTGAAGGCCATGAACTCGACCGCCGCGCCCTCGCCGACCGATCCCTTGACGATCTCGAACAGCGCCGCCCGCGGCGTGGCCTTGATCGCCGGGCTCACGCCCTCGGCCCACGAGCGGGGCGTCGGGTTCTTCGGCGCGTTGGGGTCGAAGGTCGGGGCCAGCAGATCGCTGCGCCACTGGAGGAAGGCGACCACCTCGGGCGCAACCTGCCCACGCGTCAGCGCCCACTCGATCCAGTCGTCGGTCTTCATCTCGTAGGCGACCGTGGTGAAGCGGTCGTTGAGGTGGGAGAGGATGCGGTTGGCCCCCGCCCGGTCCTCCTGGCGGTTGCCGGTGGCCACGAACATCCAGCCGTCCTTGAGCTTGCGGCCGTGCAGTTCGCGCTGCTGCATCATGTTGGCCATGACCTTCTGCTGGTCGTTGTTCATGGCCGCCAGTTCGTCGACGTTGATGATGCCGAACTCGCCGAAGGTGTCGTCGCCCTGGAAGGGGAACTTGTTCAGCGGCAGCACGAACTCCAGCGAGCCGTCCACAGGGACGGGGACGCCGAAGTCCTCGGCGGGCATGGTCGGGCCGTGGATGTGGATGAAGCCGACGCCCGCCACCTGGGCGGCGTACTCGGCGGTCTCGGTCTTGCCGCCGCCCGGTGCGCCCTCGATGAACAGGGGGCGCATCAGCGTGCCCTCACGGTGGGCCTTCATACGGGTGACGATCGTCTCGATGAGGAGGTTCGGGTGCATGTGGGTCCTTCGGTAATTGCCCCAGGCAATTGGGGCGGTTGGCAGTCCGGGGGAAATCCCTGACTGTAGACTAGTATACACAATTGTTAGGGGCGTGTCAAGTGGGGGACACGTTACTCATTCATGATCTCGTCGCAAGTCCTGAACGCCAGGGGCCGGGTCGAGATACCTTCATGGCCGATGTTGACCTTCCCGTCACCGGCCAGTTCCGCCCGCCGCTTGATCCACCAGCTGGTCGAGCAGCGGGTGCATGTCGACCAGCCGTTGCCGTCTTGCGTGGTCATCTCATGGCCAAGCTCGATCAGCACGCCGATCACCAGCCACTCGCGCAAGGTCCACGGCTTCTCCGTCATGCGAAGACCTTCCCCCGCAGCCGCAGCCGGACCAGTTCCGCCCAGGCGAATTGCTTCACCTCGTCGGGTACGTCCTGCTCCCGCACCGGCGTCTGCGCCCCCCACCCCGGCACGGTCTGGCCGCGCCGGGTCGGCAGCATCTGAACCTGCACGGTCCACACGTCCACCTCCGGCCACTCGTCCCGGTATGCCTCGTAGCGGCGGAACGTCCACTTCTTCCTGAGCATGTCGTCGGAGAACGTCACGCCGATGCAGCGCACCAGCTTGCGATCGAGCGCAGCCGGGTGGCCGATGCGCCCGAAGCCGGTCTTCTTGGGGTTGCGGAAGCGCCTGCTCATCGTGGCCACTCCGCCGCCGTGTCGTCGAACGGCCACTCCCGCCAGACGGTGGTGTCCGTGGCTTCGTCGTAGACAAGGAACATGCTGTCGCCGGGCACCTTGCCGTCGGTGTAGATCGCCCGGTTGGCGGCGTACTCGAACTCCCATGCGATGGCGTGCATGCGGCTCCCGAGGGCGATGTTGAGCACGATCCACCCGATGAGGTGGTGGTAGATCGGCTCAGGGCTGGACCGCGGCGGGACGTAGTCCACCTCGACGATCCCGCCCGCTTCGCGCAGCGTCCACCCCTCCGCGTTCGCCTGCGCTTCCCACGCAGGCGGCCACAGCAGGGGCAGGTGGTCAGGGCTGTATCCGTCCCTCATCACAGGCGATCCTCATCGGGGTCGAAGCCGGGGTCGAAGTCGTCGATCTCCTCGGTGGTGATGCCCATCGCCACGAGGAACTCGGCCACGATCCAGGGATAGTTCCTGACGTACTCCTCCATCAGGTCGAGCGGGCTGTCCTGGCTGGGCTTGCCCTTCGGCCGGACGTAGGTCGTCGAGCCGTACTTGTCGTCGTAGAGGTCCCAGGGATCGTCCTCGCCGGGCTGGCGCTCGAACTCGAGTTTCGTCCAGTCGGCTTGGAGCAAGGCATCCCTCAGGCTTACGGCGAAGCTGATGTTGGTGTGCTCCATCGGGCCGTGCTGGCGGAAGTAGCCGACGCTGAGGTTGGTGCACTCGCCGATCACGTCCACGTAGTTGGCCGTGTCGGTGAACACGCCGCGGTCGCAGGGGGCGAACTTGCCCCCGATCAGGTCGGCGATGGACTGCGCGAACTTGTCCGAGCAGCACCGGCCACCGGCTTGGTAGGTGATGACGTCGCCGTAGTTGGCCCGGTCGAGCGCGATCGCGCACTTGAAGTCGCCCAGCCAGTCGCTGGCGTTCTTGGCCAGCCACATGGACCCTCCCCCGCCGCACTCCTCCTCGCGGTGGAAGACGTAGGTGCCGGGCACGCGTGCCGCGATCATCTCCAGCATCAGCCAGTTGCCGATGGTGTCGTCCGAGCCCAGGCAGGACCCGGTGCTGGTCCAGGCCATGCCGCTGTTGACCTCGACCTCCTGCTTGCCGTCATGCCAGTGCACGGTGTCGGTGTGCGACGACCACAGGATGCGTGGGTAGCTTGGGTCGACCGGCTCGATGGTGATGATCCGGTTGCCGTAGCCGTCGATGAACGGCTTGAGCGGGTCGATGTACTTGGCGATGTAGTCGTTCTCCGACTTGCTGTCGGCCGGGCGACACGTCTCCAGCATATCGAGCAGTTTGAGGACGGAGGGGTCCTGGGCCAGGGTCGGCATCGGGATAGCGGGGTAGCCGGTCGGGTCGAGCGCGGCGAGGCGCAGCGTCCCGACCATGACCTCTCGTTGGGTTGGCGTTATGACACGAGGGGTGTCCCGGAAAGCGCTGACGCGAGTGGTGCCGGTGCTGAACTTGCTCATGTGGGTTCCTTCTAGGCGGCTTGGGTGAGGTGGCCGTAGACGGCCTCGACGATGGGATCGTGGGACGGGGGTGAGGGCGGCAGGACGTGGCCACGCGCCCACGCCCAGACGTCATCCGGGTGTACGAGTGGGTCCGGCAGAGTGAACTCCATCTCGACCGGGTGGACCGGCATCCCGTCGTAGGGAGCGGCATAACCGGGTACGGTCTCGCTCCCCCAATCCTTCGACCATAGCTGGCCGTCGAACAGGCAGCGGAAGGCGGCCTCGTCGACCTCGCTCTCGGCGATGACCACGCCGTTCGCAAGCTCGACCTTGGGATCGTCCTCGGCGAGGAACCACTCGTCGGACCAGCTGGACATATAGCCGCCGTGGCCGATGAACCACTCCTTGCAGAAGCGTTCGTGGCCCACCTCCACCTCGGGGGTGTTGTCGGTGAAGTACTCCTCCGCCCCATCGCAGTAGTAGGCGTTGTTCTCCTGGCAGCCTTCGCACCATGACCGCTCCCCGGTCGCGTAGCCACGGCCCGGAGCCGTCACCCGCCAGCCGGAATAGACCGAGTAGCTGCTGTGGTTGTCGCTGAAACCATCCTCGCAGCAGTCACAGTGCCAATCAAAATCCTCGTCGTCGTCACCGCCGCAATAGGTGCCGTCGGTGTTGTCCTGATGGTGGCTGTCGTGGGTCATCTTCCAGAACGATCCGCCGCCAGACGGGTAGTGGTCCTCGACCCCGTACTCGTGGTCGAGGTAGGGCATCATCCACTGGCCATCGCTGTTGCGCGCCCTGAGCAGGCGTGCCCCCTCGAACACGTTCTGGCGCTCGTTGATCGAGGTCCAGCCCAGGCTCTTGAGGCGCTGGTGGAGCTCGTCGTAGAGCAGGGTCTCCCCCGGCGAGTTGGGCGTCGGATAGACCCGGCCGAACACCTGCTTGTCCGGCCAGCACAGGGCGCGGCCGATCACCTCCATCGAGGCGTTGTTGAGGTAGGCGAACTGCAGGTCACCCGCGGCGTAAATTTGCACCGGGTGGTCCTCGTCGGACCAGTTCTTGTCGCAGCCCCGCATGCAGCTGTACGGCCCTTCGCGGTAGACCCGGACCATCTCGTCGGCGGTGGTGGCGAAGTGCAGGGTGTCCTCACTCTCGGGACGCGTGCCTGCCTTGTGCCACGCCGCGTAGTAGGCCACCTGCTGCTTGGTGATCACCGGGGGGTGGCCCTTGAGCGGGCCATGCTCAATCTCCCCGCTGGTCCCGGCCCCCAGGAATTTCTGGAGGTACTTGCCGGGCTTGATGAGCGTCTGCCGATCGGCCTCGCCCTTCCGCGCGTCCTCGGTGAAGGCCACGGTCTCCGCGTCGGCGTGGCTGACGTGGACGTAGTGGTGGATGAAGTGGTGGCCGTAGTTCTGCCAGAACCGCTCCTCGACCCAGACCGGGGACGTGTAGACGCCGGAGGTGAACATGTTCTGCTCGCGCTCCTGCCACGTCGCCGGACGCACGTCGTAGACGTAGGTCGGGTGCATGGCGGCGTACTCGTCGGCCTTGGTCTGGGCCTGGAACGGCGTGGCGTAGAGCCCGTCCAGCGTCCGGGTGGTGTTGCCGGATGGGGTGTAGATGACGACCCAATAGTCCATCGTGGGGTTCCTTCTGTTAAATTGCCTGGGGCAATTAGCGAACAAGCTTGAGTTTGAGGGCGAAGCCACCGTAGTAGCCGTTGTGCTCGTTGTGCGAGCAGATGGTGAAGCTGCCCTTGGTGGTCTGGACCTTCACGAAGCGCACCTCGTGACAGCCCCAATGATCCTCCTCGGCGGGCTGGTCGCCACCCGCGTCGGAGTTGATCGAGACGATCTGGCCGCCCTGGTGGCCGGTCAGGTCATCGTCGCAGGTCATGTAGCGGCTCTCGCAGCAGTCCTGGCCGCCGTCCCAGATGCAGAGCCGCGACCCATCCTTGAACAGGATGGCGTAGCCCTCGTCGTCGGTGGTGATCTCGGTGATCTTCTTGCCGACGATCTCGGTGAACCGGGCGAACGGGTCGACGAAGGCGAAGTCGCCTCCGATCTCCGTCACCCATATGGCCGTGTCAGGTATCGACATCAGGTCCCTCCTTTCGGGGTCAGGTTCTTGGCCGACGCGTCCCAAGCACGGTCGATAAACGACCCCTTGGGCAGCAGGAAGTACGCCGAGATGTGCTCGTCGATCTTCTCGCACCACGCCGCGGCCAGCTTGTAGCAGTAGCTGGGCGGGGCGTGCTCCTGGCCGCTGGGGTCTCGCTTGCGCTCCTCCTCCAGCCGCGTCTTCTCGCCGCCATAGCCGCAGGCGAGGAAGCCCTCGACCTGGGTCGGCCAGTGCGCCGGGTTGCGGTTGACCGCGGCTTGGTCGACCACCGGCAGGAAGTGTTTCGGGATCGGCTGGCTCATCCGCCAAACCCTCCTAGGAAGAAGACGAGGATAGCCGCACCGGCCACGACAAGAAGCACCGGGACGGTTGCACCGATACGCTTGAGGAAGTCGATGAACAGGAGGCCGGAGACGACGACCCCGACAGCGAGGAGAGCGACCATCAGATCACCCCCAGGGCGCGCAGCACGACCCAGACGGTCGCGCCGGTGGCGATGCACCCCAGCGCACCGAAGATCAGGGAGAGCACGACGACCACGGCGTACTCCAGGCACGAAAGAAGGCGTCCCATCAGAACACCTGCCAGTCGGAGGCGCAGCGGTCGTTGCTGAGGTGGTAGATGACCTCGGGCGGAGCCCAGCGGTACTGCGTGACCTGCAGGCGCAGCACCTGCACCGGGCCGCTGGCCTTGTGCTTCATCTGCACGGTGTCGCCCAGCTTGTAGCGGGCCAGCGCCGTGGGCTTGAGGACCCCGGCGCACCAGAAGTGCGTCGGCCAGACGTCGACGAACGTGTCGTGGTTCCAGACCACCATCTCGGCTTGCTCTGACATCAGAACCCCCCGGTGATGTTGCGGCGGGCGGTGGCCTTGGCGGCGCGCTGCTCGTAGCGGTCGCGCTTCCAGTCCTGCTTGGGTGGGGTCGAGCCGCCCCACTGTTCGCGGCGGTCGGTGGCGTGGGTGGTCGCCTTCTTGTCGGTGTACTTAGCCATCTGGCTAGGGCTCCGGTTGTTGGCCTAATTGCCTGGGGCAATTGGCCGGGTCCCGGCTGGAAGACAATCTTCCAACCGTACAACCATTATACGACATTGTTAGGGGCATGTCAAGTCTGGGACGTGTGCCTCAATCATCGGCATGACCGCATCGGTGACCCACAACCCATGCAGGAGGCTCATTTTCACCACCCACGACATGAGCAAAACCTTCTGCTCCGGCGTGCCGTGCCCAGCCGAGACATCCGAGAAGGCATGGGCCTCCGGGTAGGTCAGCGGCAGGCCGAACAGGGTGGCCTCCATCGTGCTGGCCTTGAGCGTCACGACTGGTTTGGGTCTGAGGGCCTTCGCCATCCCAGGTCCTCCAAGGCGTCGAACAGCCGCTCGCCGAACGTGGTGTCCCCGGCCATCAGCGTGGTGGTCACCACCCAGGCGATGATCCGGTCGCCGTTCAGCTGCACATTGTAGCCGTGGTGCAGCCGCTCATAGGCGGCCATCACCTCGGTCGGGCACTCGCGGTCGAACAGCCAGTAGCGGCCGTCCTCGATGCGGCGGACCCACATGGGGTGCAGGTGTTCAGCGCCGGGCACGCGATCCCTCCGGGTAGTTGCTGGTCATCCACATCCCCCAGTTCTCCGCGCCCATGCAGCCCTTCATCCGGCCCTGCACGATCGCCGCCCACATGGCCTCGTGGTCCTCCGGCTCGGCCGTGTTCTCGATCAGCGCGACCGCGGCCTTGGTCGGGAACAGCCGCGCCCAGATCACCGAGGAATGGGTCACCGCTTCCCCGCCAGGGTGGCCACGTTCTGCGCCGCCCATTTCTCCGTGTAGGTACGTGACGATCGCCAGCGCGAGGTCACGATGTTTCGCCCGTCCGCCGACAGGATGCGGTAGCGGTAGTAGGTCCGCCTGCGCCTGCCCTTGGTCAGCAGCAGGGCCTTGTGCTCGACGACGTAATAGTAAAGCTTTGAGTGACACATCTCACCCCCCGAGCAGCAGCTGGTCCGGCATCTTGCCACTCTCGTAGGCCAGCCGCAGCGGTTCCTGCGTCCACTCGTAGACCGTCCGGCCGTCCGGGGTGACCATGTCGGCCAGGAACTCCCGCTCGAACGTCGTGGCCCCCTCGCGCACCGCCTCCAGCTTGGCCTTGATGAGCAGCAGCACCAGCCGCCAGGACCGGCGCTCCTCCTGCTCGGGGTTCTTGGCCTTGGCCCGCACCGGCACGGTGATCCGGTAGAACCGGTCGACCATGCGGAAGGCCACCGCGGACTTCTCCTTGTCCTCGTAGATGGCGATCTTGTCGGACCCGGCGATCTTGAGGATGGTCTTCACCTCCTCCTGGGACCGGGAGACCGGCACCCGCGTGCGCTCGGCGAAGCGGCTGTCGGTCATGGCTCGTCCTCTACCTCGGCGACCCGCAGGATGTGCGTCACCAGCTTGACCAGAGGCGCGGTGTGCTCGCGCAGTTCCTGGGCCATGACGTAGCACTCGCGCTCCTCGGCCACCGGGCCGGGCCGGATGATGTCGGCGGCGATCTTGTCGACCACGGCCATGACGATCTTGTCCGCCAGCGCCATGCGGCGCGCGTTCTCGCGACGCGTCTCCCAGCCCTGCCGGGCGGAGGCGGAGCGCATGCGATCGTAGCGGGGGAAGCTGGAGCCCATCAGCTGGGCTCGTCGACGTAAGGTTCTTCGCCGTCGTCCTTGGGGACGTGTCCCCCGTTCATCTTGAGCGCCAGTTCGAGCTCGCGCATGTCCTCGGTGTGCTTGTGGACGTTGCTCTCCTCCGCCGTGGCCTGGGCCATCGCGTAGTCGAGGCGCTTCACGGCCCCTTTCAGCTTGTTACGCTGGCGCACGTACTCGGCGGCCAGGGCCTCGGTGACGACGGTCATTCGCGCAGCCCTTCCATGATCTTGTCCCGCACCTCGTCGTTGCGCTGCATGGCCAGCCAGTCGGCGATGTCGTTCAGGCTGGACGGCCGGTCGGGCATCCACGAACAGGAACAGGCCGACTTGAAGAAGACCTGCTTGTGCCTACGGTCAAGCCTGTATCCGACCATGCTGTTGCAGGCGGCGCAGCGATGGTGGTCGAGCCAGTTCGCCCCGCGTTCGAGGATCGTCTGCTCCAGCCACTCGGCGCTGTACTTCTGGGTCATGCGTCACCGGCCATGAAGTCGTGCGCCCAGTCCTGGCGGTAGCCGCAGACCGGGCAGCGCCAGCCGTCGGCCTCGGCCACCATCTGGCCGAAGTCGCCGCCGTGCTTGGCCTGATACTCGGTGTGGGCGTCGTCCATGCGGTCGCCGCCGCAGGTGAACGGATGGAACCGGCCGTCCTGCTGCCACGCGTTCAGGCGGTCGACCTGATAGGGCGTCCAGGGGGCGCGGACCTGGGCCATCAGGCGTCCATGATCTTGAGCGGCCGCGACTTAAGGTGCCGGTTCTCCCCTGCCTCGGCGTAGGCCACGGCCTTGTCGCGATCGTAGAACCCGACCACGGTCAGCGGCTGGCCGCTGCCGAGCGTGAACACCTCCCACACCTCGCCTGGGTAGCCGAGGGTGCCGATGCGGGTCTTGGTGTGCCGTTCGCTCATGGCGGGACCAGTAGGTAGGCGACGATCACCGCAAGCAGGATGACCAGGGTGAGGCCCAGAATGACGTAGGGACGCATGGCCGCCTCCGACAAAGCCCCCCGGCCCGACTGGAGAGTACAAGGCCAGGGGTGTCAGGTCAGGGGCTGCGCCTGCCTTCGCCTGGGCTGGGGCGTGGCGGCGTCCTTATATGGAAGGCTCCGCGCTCCCCAGTGCAGAGCCTTCGCGTAGATCAGCGGTCTCCTGGCCGACAGCGGGGGGTAGGTTGCTGTCGGCCAGGGCCGCGGGGGCCGTCCCCGTCAGGTGGGGCGTCAGGGGACGGCGTGCGGGGGTCAGCGCAGATGCTCCAGAGCCGTGCCGAGAGCGGAGATAATCCCCACCGCCGCCCACACGATCAATCCCCAGAGCACGAGGCTGATGGCGAACGTCGCCGCCAGCCCCAACCCGATGCGCCAATTATTCGTCGTGCGCCGCGGGGCACGCATAGTGCGGGTCCACCTTGCAAGCCGGGACGTTCTTCGACGGTCCAGCGCGGTGATGCGCCGGGCGGTCGCGATAGATCACCTCGGGCGGGTTGGGCACCGGGGCCATGACGTAGGGGGTCGGCGGCGGGGTCGGCGGCATGTTGATGACCACCGGCGACACCGGGGCGGGCGGCGGGACCACGACGGCGACCTCGTACTTCTGGCGGCAGTCCTGGCCGACCGCGGCGTAGGCGGCCGCGACGTCCTTGTCCTGGCACATCAGGGCGCGGGCGGCGGCGCGGTCGCCGAGCGTCTGGGCCATCTCTCGAGCGTTCAGGCGACGCACGCACTGGCTGTCGTTCCACGTGGTGCCGAGCGTGCCGCCGAAGCCCATGACGCTGACCCCGCCCGAGGTCGAGCCCATGCAGGTCTCGGTGAGCGTGGTGCTGAGCGCGGGCGCATAGAGCGTCGGCACCGTCTCGACGCGCGCCTTGGTGTTCTGCGGGACGGTCGAGTTGAAGGTGATGTTCTGGGCGTTCCCGGCGTTGTTGGCGTTCGGGTTGGCGACGCTGGACGAGGTCGAGGCCCCGGTCGTGGCCGAGGACGTACCCCCGGTGGCGTGCGCATCGCTGGCGGAGTTGCCGCCGTGGCTGTCGGAGACGGCCACCGAGCCGGACTGCGAGGCGCTGTCGGAGGTGGACGTGGTCGGGCCGACCCGGACGCTGCTGTCGATGGGACCGACGGAGGAGCCCCCGTTGACCAGGGATTGCTGGGCGTTGGAGGTCGAGCCGGACTGGCTGTTGGAGGCGGCGTTGTCGCCCGCGACCGGGCCAATGGTTTGCTGCGCCATCGCGGCCAGCGGCGAGAAGGCCAGCGCCAGGGCGCAGGCGGACGTGGTGAAGAGACGGAGGTTCATGGTGTAGGTGCCCCACCTATTGGGTTGAGAGGAACAGGGGGAGCCGAAGCTCCCCCTGCCTTAGACGACTTTCAGCAGAACTGCCGCAGCAGCCCTTAGAAAGGGTTGAAAGCGAACGCGGCCGCGGTGGCCCCGCCCGTCATCGCCGCGCCCGAGGAGCCGATGGTCAGGCCGGTCTGGGCGTGGAACTGGGTGGCCGAACCGGTCGAGGTGGTCGCCGAAGCGGTCGTGGTCGGGCCGAAGAAGTTGGAGTTGGCCGCGCTGGCGCCAGCCGAGGTGTTCGTCGCGGCGGCAGCGCCGACCGAGACGGCCGGGCCGAGCGAGGTCGAGGAGACCGCAGCGGCGGTGCCGGAGTTGGCCGAAGACGTGGCGACCTCGGTGGCGAGCGCCGGAGCGGCGATCATCAGGGCGAGAGCGGCAACGCCCGCAAAGAGCATCTTCATGAAGGTTTTCCTGATCAGATGGATGCGATTTCCCGGGTCCGCACCCTTTCCCCCACCAAGGCAGGCTTGGCGGCCAAAGGGGTAGCATGGCCGTAGTTACGGTCAAGCCATTATTTCGTCTCTTCACACGACGGCTTGGGGACAGCCTGTGGACGATGTAACGTGCTCGGCGGCAAGTCTCAGAATTTGCCGACGTTTGGAGACAGCCATGTCCCTGCTCATGTTCGCGATCCTCTGCGTGGTGATCGTCGGCATCGCGATCGGCATCGCCTACTACATCCCCGCCCAGCCACCGTTCGCGTGGCTCAAGTGGGCCATCCCCATCGTCGCCCTGCTGGTGGTGCTGGTGCTGGTCGTGCAGCGCATGGGCCTCGCTGGCTAGGGACGTGAGCGTGGAACTGGCCATTATCCTGCTGGTGATGATCGGCCTGATCGCCTTCGACACGCCTTGGGGGCGCTGGCGCGGCTGGCTCAGGTGGGCCATACCGGGACTTGCGCTTCTGATCTCCGCGCTCATGATCGCGGGCTACTTCTACAGGTAGGAGAGACGTCATGGCCAAGCCGATGGCCCCCTTCCCGCCCAAAGGTGATGGCGCGGGACAGAAGGTCCGCAAGTCGACGCCGCCCTCGGCCTCTCCCGGCAAGAAGCCCCCGACCGCACCCTCGCCGACCGGCCGCGGCAAGGCGGGCAAGCCGTTCCCGACGGGGTTCTGAGATGGCCGCCTGTGGGGACTGCTTCTTCTACGCCTCGGCGACCACCAGCGTCGGCCTGTGCAAGCGCTATCCCCCCGACCGCCAGCGCGTGAACAGCCGCTGGCCGGGCGTCGAGGCCACCGAGTGGTGCGGGGATTACCGACCTGGGTCCGCGGTTCCACCTGAGATGGGGGGTGCGGCGGTTACCGGGGTCATCACGGTGCTTGAGGAGCCGTCGACGCTATGATTGCCCTCGTCGTCGCCCTGCTGATGCAGGCCACCGCTGCGCCGCCGCCCACGTCCGGCGACCCGATCCCGGGCGTGCCGAACACCGCCACCGAGGCGGCCAAGCCCAAGCACGACACGGTCAAGAACGCCATCGGCAACGTGAAGGCGGCCAGCGACCCGATCCCGGGCGTCGACACGCCCTCGCCGGGGCCGCATGGCGGCAAGGCTGTGGCGCAGCCGCCCCCGCCGCCCAAGCCCAAGTGCGTGCCGACGCCGGACAAGCCCTGCGTCGACACCTGAGTTCGCGTCACAAGGGAACGTGAAACAATGCCCCTGAACAAGACCGGATCAAAGAAGGCCGTCAGCGAGAACATCAAGACCGAGATGGCCGCTGGCCGCCCGCAGAAGCAGGCGATCGCGATCGCGCTCGACACCCAGCGGCGCGCGCAGGCAGGTAAGGGCAAGGGAAAAGGATAGGCGCATGGCCAAGGCACCCAAGGGCGGCAAGGTGTTCTCCGTGAAGGAGGACGACGCGCTGGACAAGAAGCAGGGCATCAAGCCCGGATCGGCCAAGGACAAGGCGCTCGACAAGCAGCGCGGCGTCAAGGAGCCGCGTGGCCGCTAAGGGGCTCATCGGCCTCAACGGTCAGCCGATCCGGTCGCGGCCCAAGCCCCGCGTGCTGGCGACCTTGTTCATCCACGAGCAGCGGACCTACCTCATCATCGACTACGGCAGGCCGTCGCCCCTGGCCGTAGCCAGGGGCTGTGTGCCTTAGACGCCGCCGCCCGGGGACGGGGGCGCGGGCTCGCTGGCCGGGCTGATGGTGCCGACCACCGCCTCGCCGCCGACGATCTCCACGTCGAGCGTGCACATCACCTCGCGGACGCCTTCCCCGAGGTCGGCGTCGGCCTTCACGATCACCTGGGCTGTGCCGATCGCGGGTCCACCGGAGAGGTTGGCGAGGTAGGGGTTGCCGGGGGAGACCGTGACGACGGCCACGTTGGTGTCGCTGGACGACCAGATCGGATCGCTGTCGACCACGGCGTGGTTGCCCTTGGCGTCGAGGAACTCGACCTTGAGGGTGACCTGCTTGTCGTTCGGTAGGGTGTACATTCGGTGGCTCCCGCGCCCAATTGCGCCCCGCCGTCATGCCCTAGCCGGGTGACGTCTTCAAGTACGCGACACGTCGCTCGATGGCTTCCAGGGTGGTCTCGCAGACGTCGTGGCTGAACTCACCCCTGAGCCGCGTCTCGATCACCCAGGCCCGGAACGCGTCCAGTTCGGGGATGGATGTCAGGGGCGGCCACGGCTGGTCCGGCCGCGGCCGGAGGAACGGCGCGGCCATTGCATGGCCCAGGACGTGCAGGCGGGTGATCATCGACGCTTGCCTGCCAGGGCCTCGGAGACGCGTGCGGCGATCACCCCGAAGACGTTGGAGATGTCCTGCTGCGAGGCGGTCGGGTTGCGCCACGCATAGACCCTGATCTGGCGCTCGATGGCCGGGGTCATGGTGCGGCTGCGGGGCGGAGCCTTGCGGATGGGCGGCCTGCGGTACATCTCGCTCTCGACCCACCTGAGCTTCTCGGCCAAGGCCATGCGTTCTTCCAGGGGCGCGTAGGGCAGGCGGTCGGCGATCTCCAGTACGACAGGGCGAAGATCGGGGATGCAGGCCACGTCAGTTCCCGTCCCACTTGGCGGCCTCGGCCATGCGCTTCCTCTCGGCGGCGCTGGCCTTCATGCGGCCGCCGCCCTTGGACGCTGTGCCGCCGATCGAGCCTGCCCGCTTGGCGAGGTCGCGGTCTTTGGCGAACGACCGCTTCTCGGGCGGCACCGAGCCCCCGCCCTTGATGGCGATCGCGCGGCGCTTCTCGGGGTCCATCGCGGCGAACCCCCTCTTGAGGAACGGCTTGCCGGTGCGCGGCGAGATGCGGATTTTGGTCTTGGCGGGCTGGCTCATGGGGATGGCCATAGCACAGCTATTGCCCCGGGCAATAGCTTAGGCGTAGGTGCGGCTATTCCTCTCGGTTCTGTGAGGCGCGCTCGGCCTCGTAGACGGCCACGCGGGCGTCGATCACCTTGTCGAACGCCGCCTGCACGCTGATCCGCGCGTCCATGATGGCCACGTATCCCATCGCCTCGGACGCCTGGGCCTCGTCGATGAAGTTGGTCATCCGCGCCTCGGTGAGGTAGGCGCGGTACTCGTCGAGCTCGGCTTGGGTGCAGACCGGCGCGTTGCGCGCCCGGTCGCCCCAGATCAACCCGGCGAGGTAGCCGATGCGGCTGGAGAGCGCTTGGTCGGCGTTGTACCACCTCGCGGCCAGGGCGCGGGCGGCCACGGGCTCGGCGGCGATCATCGGGTCGTACTTGGTCCCGCTCATCCGAAACATCCTCGCAACAGGACCCCCGCACACACGCCAACCGCCACCAGGGCCAGCGCGTAGACGGCGAGGACCTTGGACATCTGGTCCCACCCCATCACGCGCCCCAGCCGTCATCCGGGGGATGGTCGTCGTCGTGCACCCTGTAGCGCGCGATGCGCAGCACCACGCCCATGACGATGGCCACCCAGAACATCCCGAACAGCACCGTCTTGATCGTCAGCGTCCAGTCCATGTCGGTTTCCTTCTGTTGGCGGCCTGCTCTTTCTTGGTGGCCCACCGGCAGTTGCCGGGCTCGTAGTTCCCGTCGTTGTCCGGCCAGCGGTCGAGGCTGTGCTCAGGGGTGGGTGGCTCACCCATATCGGTCAGGAAGTTCTCGAACGACAGCCACCGCTCGCAGACCGTGATGCCGCGACCGCCCCAATCCTTGAACTGTGGCCGGTTCGGATTGAAGCATCGGGCGCGCATGTTCATCCAGGCCAAGTACACCTGCGACGGAGCGACCTTCTTCGCGTGGCCGTGGGTCGTGCGGTTGAGCCCCAGTTTGGCCCTGTCGCGTTTGGAGCAGCCGCACGAGACGGTCGTGCCTTTCCTGAGCGACGAACGCATCACCACTTTCTCTGCGCCGCAGTCGCACACGCAGCGCCAGCGACGCTTGCCACCGTTGTCGCGGACGGGGTCCAGGGCAACGACTGTCAGGCGTCCAAAGGTCTGGCCGGTGAGGTCGAGCATGGCTAATCTTCACCGTCAAAATGGATGCTCGCGCGCCAGTGCGGCAGCATGCGCTGGTAGCCCTCAAAGCCTGCCTCTTGGTTGCTCGATCCCAGCGTGGCCTCCGTCAAAATCGCTTGGAAGCGTTGCCACTGTTCGCGGGTGCAGACGTGGGCGTCCAGCGTGTTCATCAGCCCCTCGAACTCGATGACGATGTCGGGTGGCGGCCCGGGGACGATCTCGATCAGGAGGATTTGCAGGCTCATCGGGTCAGGTCCTCCGCGATCCGCCCCACCACCTCGTCCAGTTCCTTCGCCTGATCGAGGGAGATGTCCCCGGTCAGCGCCAGGGCCACGACCGCGGCCTTGTACTCGGCCAAAGTAACGGTGACGCCGCGGGCGTCGGTGGCCGCGGCCTGACCCATGTCCTGCTTGGCCACGGCCATCAGCATGGCCCGCATGTTGGAGGTCATGGTGGCCGAGGGCACGATATCGGCGGCGGACCGGGACATCGAGACGATCAGACCCAGAGGTAGCGTAGGGGACATGCGGCCCACTGTTGGTCGAGCGCCCGGAGCACGCCAGCGGTCTCGTCCGGCTGGCCGGTCCTGACCGCGTTCTCGACGATCAGGGCGCGCAGCAGCCTGTAGCGACGCCGTGTGATGGTGCGCAGCCTAAGCCGCATCAGCATCGGCTCGGCCCGCTCGAACACGTCCATAGGCACTAGAAGCTCCCAGGCGGTCGCGAAGCGCACCTTGCGGTGGTCGTGCACGCCCAGGAACATATTGGCCAGGGTGGCGAGGTCGATCGTCTTGTGACCCTGACGCATGTGGATTTGGACGACGATGGAGGCCATGTCCGGGTTCCTGGCGTGGTGCTGAGGTGGGATCGGCGGAGCCTGCGCATGTCCGTGGCGCGGGGATTGATGGCCTGGGGACGAGATCGGGTTGAGCGGCAGGCTCATGGAGACATGTCCAGGGGCGCTGACTTGGCCACCGCCACCACCACCTCCGACGTAGGCGGAGGTGGCGGCCGGTCCAGTCAGGGTGACCACGCCACCGGGGCCACCGACCTGGGCAGAGGATTTTGAATTTGCCTGGGGCAATTGGTTCGCGGTCATGGAGCCAGCCTACGGCCATCGGCAGGCGCGTCCAGCCTCACATTGTTGCGAACGAGCGCGCGGATCATGACGCCCAGGAGAACCTTAAGTTCGACCGGCGACCACCCGTCTTGGTACTTCCAATCCGACAGGATAGTGGCCAGCGCCTTCTGATATGCAGCCTCTGGGACGTACGCGCCTGGGGTGTTGTCAGGTCCAGGGTGGAAGTTGCCCATGTAGATCGCACCGCCGAGCGTGGTCATGGCCACGCGATATTCCTCGTCGGCATCTTTGAGCGGTGGCCTCGGAACGGGTGGGATGATGTCTGACACGCGTTGCCCCCTGGTGAATTTATAGTGTGTCACAAGGCTTCGCGTAAGGCAAGCGTGTGGCCAAGCTTGGTGATCGGCCAACGGCCATGTCGCGTGAGGTGACGGGTTACACAGGGCGGACAGGCGCTAAGGCGCGGATTTTGTTAAGGAAGAGGGTTCTTTTCACGATCTGAGGATAGTTTTCACGCGTGAAAAGTCTGCAAGCCTTTGATTTTGTTAATGAAGCTGGGTATTTTGCATACTTTTCACGATGCTGGGGGGTACATTTGGTTTTTGGGCTCGTACGCACGCGTTAGGGGCGCGCACACATGCGCATGCCCGCCCGCGCGCCACGTAAATGTGTGTCAGAATGTATGAAAAGAATGAAAATAAATAATATAATACAAAGAACCCTGATTTTTGCTGATATATCAATGGGTTGAGTTTTTCATAGACTTAAATGTCCGATGAAAAGTACATGGCCTAACAGCACGCACAACGCGTAGCCAATTGATTTTTCGACAGATTTTAGTTTCCCGCGCTCCGCGCGGTGGCCGTTACCCGCCGCAAACCGGCCACGCGTGACGCATATGTAAGCTAGTGACGCGTCATGTAATTGCCCGGGGCAATTAGCTAACAGCGCCTAACAGCCTAACAGCGCCTAACACAAGACAACAAAAAACCCCCTCGCGTTTCCGCGAGGGGGTTAGTTACTAGTCTGTCACCTATTGCACGTTGGCGTTATCAACCGCGTTGGCGAGCGGCGCGGCCGCGCCGTTCGGCTTGCGGCGCGCGTTGGCGGCCGAAAGCGCCTTGGCGGCCGCCTCCTCCAGAATGTTCGCCGACCATAGGGCGAACTCATCGCGGTGCGTTTCCGCAATCGCCACAAGCCGCCGCGCGTTGTCAGTGTCGCCCATCAAAATCTGAGCGGCGCGGAGCTTGGCGGGCGCGTTGTCTCCGCCCTCCTCCGCCGTGACGGAACCCGCGCTAGCAGGCTTCGCCTTCCTGACACCCGCCTTCGCCCCGCGCTTGCCAGTCGTCGACCCGTCCGCCGCTTTCGCGTGAATAGGCGTTCCGTCGGGAAGCGTCGCGGTTTCGAGCAACGGGCGCACGCGTTCTAGGAACGCGTTCATGGTCTCGCCAGCGATAGGCAATAGAGCCGCATTGCCGGAGAGAACGGCGAGAGTAACCGCCTTCGCTTTCGCTAGAGCGGTGTTCACGTCCGTCACCTTGCCCGTAAGACTGTCACGCAATGAACGCGCAATCTGTCGGTCGAACTGAGCCGCCGTAAGGGGAACGCCAATAAGACGCGCGCCCGCTACAGTGTTCGCCAAGTAATCGCGTTTCGCCTTTGCTTCCGCCGTTGCGTTAGAACGCGCGGCGGAGACAAACGCCTTAACAGCTTGCGAACCCGTTTCCACCGAGATGGGCGCGAGAACAAAAGCGGGCTTGGCGGCTTCGGTCGAAACGGTCGTTTGAGCTTGGGTCATGTGAGTTAGTCCTTTGCATTGGTGTCATCTCACCTTGAAGGCATGAGCGCCCGGCGAGTGAATAGCCGTGGCCCCCTAGGCTTTCCCCTAGACGGCGCGGGCTTCTAGCAATGTCAAAGACCGATCGGGCGCGGTTTCCCGGCCCGAGAGAAAGTGTCGCCTATTAGACGCTCTAAGTCAAACCGGGAACGCGTGCCGGGCCGGGGGGTATGGGACCGGGGGGGTGGGGGGAGGTGGGGTCTCTTAACCCCTGCTCTCAGCACGAGACCCCCTCAACCTCTAGGTGTACACCACACGACGCTTAGGTGCGCGCTGCACTACGCCCGCGTGCATTTGCACCGCCCCGCAAAAAACCCCTTGCGTCTCCCAGCACACACGGGCAGAAAGCTCGAACGTCCTCCGCAATCGAAGGCAGACGCGACCTTGGCCCAAACCGGAAACGGGGAGGACCGGAGCCGCCAAGCCAACGAGCGAAGTGTCCCAGACCCCGGTCGGAGCCGAAAGGCCGAGACCTGAGCCCGAGACCCCTAGCCGCGGAGGGCGTACCCTTGCCCCCAGCGATGAACGGTTCCAAGGTCACCGTCCATGCACAGCATGGCCGCCGCCCAGCCCCGCCTCCGCCAGCCGCCCCTTCCGTGGGTCCCTCCGATGCCCGACGCCTCCGACCAGCACCTGACCCCCGAGGGCGACAGCCTCAAAATCACCGAGGAATATTCCGCGTCGAATGCGGCGTTCCCGCGCATCTCGGTCGACGACATCACCGACAGGATCGCGGTCAGCCACTACCTGAACCTCGGACGCGCCGTGGCCTTGTCCGACCTCGTCCCGGCCGAGGCCGAGCACCGGGTCACCCTGTGCGCGCTGACCCTCGACAACGGCTTCGTGGTGATCGGGAAAAGCGCCCCGATGGACCCCCGGAACTTCGACGCCGACAAGGGTAGACGATTTGCGTACGAAGACGCCATCCGCCAGATTTGGCCGCTGATGGCCTTCTCCGCGCTGGACGCCATGCCGATCAACATCGCCAACCCGATGTCGCAGCCCGCGGGCTCTCTGCGAAACCGGGACGACGACCCGCCGCACAGCCTTGCCGACGACCTCGGCGACGCCTAAGTTTCCTCTCGGGTAATTGAGGATCGTTAGCAGCCCCCCTGCCCCGCCATCCAAGAGCACCCAAGACCCCCGGGGACCCCACGCGAACCGGGGGTCGCCCTGCGCCGACCCCTACGATAATCTGGTCGCATGGCTGACGACGCACCCCTCGGACCGCCCCCGGTCATCTCGACCATCCTCTACTTCGACCCTGCGCTGGTTGCTGAGCTCGCCCTCGGTGCAGATCATCCTCACGAGATCGCCGAGCGCTACGGGCTCGAGACCCTCGAATACGAGCATCTCGCGGCCCAGCCCTGGTTCGAGGAACTCGTCGCCCGCAAGCGGCAGGAATACCAAGACGACGGGGTCCTGTTCGTCGCCAAAGCGGCGATGATGGCCGAGAGCCTGTTCACCCGGCTGTTCCAGCAGGCGATGGCCGGGACCCTGACCCAGCCCCTGATGGTCGAGGTCGGCAAGCAGCTGGCCGACATCGGCCGGTTGAAGCCCCAGCCCGCAGGCGTGCGCGAAGCCGTCGGCCCGCCGTTCCAGATCAACATTCAGGTCAACGGCCAGAACGTCATCCAGCGGACGCCCCACTTCGTGGGCATGCCGGAGGCGACCGGCCCGACCGAGATGACCCTCGACTTCGCCGCACTCGACGTGTCGAGTGCGGCGGCGGGGGGCCGCCGGGCGG